CGGGTGGAACGGGTGTGACGGGCGCAACCGGTGAAACGGGCGCTACGGGTGAGACGGGCGCTACGGGTGAGACGGGCGCTACGGGTGAGACGGGCGCTACGGGTGAGACGGGCGCTACGGGCGAAACAGGCGCTACGGGCGAAACAGGTGCAACGGGTGAGACGGGTGCTACGGGTGCTACGGGTGAGACGGGCGCAACCGGTGAAACAGGCGCTACGGGTGAGACGGGCGCTACGGGTGAGACGGGCGCAACCGGTGAAACAGGCGCTACGGGCGAGACGGGTGCTACGGGTGAGACGGGCGCTACGGGCGAGACGGGTGCTACTGGCGAAACAGGTGCAACGGGGTCGACGGGTGTGACGGGGTCGACGGGCGTGACAGGGTCGACGGGTGTGACGGGGTCGACGGGTGTGACGGGGTCTACGGGTGCGACGGGGTCGACGGGGTCGACGGGGTCGACGGGTGTGACGGGGTCGACGGGTGTGACGGGATCGACGGGCGTGACGGGATCGACGGGCCTGACAGGGTCGACAGGTCTGACAGGGTCGACAGGTCTGACGGGTGTGACGGGGTCGACGGGTGCGACGGGGTCTACGGGTGTCACGGGTTCGACCGGTGCTACGGGCGCGACGGGATTGACAGGCGCGACAGGTCCGATCGGAGTTGCGATCATGCCTGCGACGACCACCTCGTCGCTAATAGGACAAACATGGGTTGAAAGGTCAAGTGTACCTACTAGTGCATGGAAATCTGTGTCTGTGTCTTCGACAGGACAGTACCAGACTGCATCAGTATCAGCCCCATTCTCAGGAGGACCAATTTGGACCTCTTCAGACTACGGCGCTACGTGGACTCAAAACGGAAGTGCACCTCTAGCGTCTTGGTTTTCTGTCTCTGTATCTTCGACAGGGAAGTACCAGACAGCAGTAGCAAGGTTCGAATCTATCCCGATTCACTATTCTGATGACTATGGTCAGACTTGGGCGGAGGCAGCAGGCACCGAAGGGTTTTGGAGATCGGTCTCCGTATCTTCCAGTGGTAAGTATCAGGTGGCAGTAAGATACGCTGCTCTCGGCGTATACATATCTAGCGATTACGGAGTTACATGGACTCAATCATCAATATCTGAGAGCTCAATAAATTGGTATTCAACCGCCGTATCTTCGACAGGACAGTATCAGTTGGCATTGGGGGATTCAGTATTGTACTTGTCTTCTGACTACGGAGTTACATGGGTCCTAACCGATGCGCCTGCTGAAAGTGTCGACCCTGATGACAGTGCTCTTCCGTCTGTGGCAATATCTTCGACAGGACAGTACCAGACAATATTAAATACTGGAGACACTGAGTGGACCTCTGCAGATTACGGAGTTAATTGGGTGTCAACTTTACCAACTTCAATTGCCGCGAATTGGTCGTCGGTGTCTATGTCTTCGACGGGACAGTACCAGGTAGGAGTAGCGAATGGCGGGGCAATTTACATCTCTTCGGATTACGGTGCTACGTGGATTGAATACACAAATGCGCCTAATACAGCAGAGTGGACTTCAGTGTCAATGTCTTCTACGGGACAGTACATTACAGCAGTTGCCAACAATGGAACAATTTACACATGCAGCGTTGACTTTGGTATTACTCCGGCAGCGTCGTTTGGAAACGTCCTCAGAGTGGACGCGTCATACGGTAGCGACACGCTCGGGGCGGTCGGGACCTACCCGTTCTTGACGATCAGCAAGGCGCTCTCGGTGGCCGCGGCGGGTCAACTGGTGCAGATCATGCCCGGAACGTACACTCAGGCGGCAGATCTCACGATACCCGCAAGCGTCGCTATTCGCGGCGCGGGAACGCAGAGCGTGATCATCCAGCGCCTGAACGCCACGACATCCGCAACACTGTTTACGATGGGGTCTAACTGCCGCATTGAGGACGTGACGCTCACCCTGACGTCGTCGACGACCGTGACGGCGGGAGCAGTATACTGTGCGGTTAAAGCAGATGGAAGCAACATTCCTTCGGCGAAACTGAGGACGTTAGTCGTGAACGTAACAAACAACAACCCGTCGGGCAGTTGCGTGGGTCTGCTGACAACGGGCAACGTCACTAACCCAAGTACCGTCACGAGTGCTGACACGATTCGCGGATCGACAATCAATGTTACGACATCCGGGCAGCAAAATGGGTACGCACAGTGCATTCGGGTGGCGGGTGGAAACCGTGCATCTGCGCGAGACACGAACCTCTTTGTGACGGCAACGAACTGTTCGGGTGCAAGGGTTATCGGCTGCGAAACTAGCGTATCGTCGTCATACTTGGATCTGCGCGCCTCGGTCGTGTCGGCGACCGGAGATGTGTTGAGTGTTTCGTATTCCACGGTCGCAGAGGTCTCGCAAACAAACCCATCGAGTCAAGTCCTCCTGAGTTACACTCGACTCCAGAATCTCGAGGCGAACGGTTACGGGTTCACGACTGCGCAGATCCCGACCAACGTCGTGTTTGGGTTGTACAAGGACAAGGGTGGAAGTATGAGCGGCAACGGTGGAAACAACGATAACTCAAATTACTTTTTGTTGCCAGGAACAACTCCCGTTTCGACGGCAATTGTTGCTTTTTCAAACGCCGCACCCTTCTTGATAGAACAAGACTGCCTGGTGCGCGGAATATTCTTTAACGCAAACACAACCATTTCAAGCGGAACAGTAAAGGCGATGTTTTACCACAACAATACTCAAAGTAGTAACCTAGTTGCATCTCTCCAACTCGATCCTTCCTCTGGAAAGTCGGTGTCAAACAACACGTTTTCTTATAAATTCCACCAAAACGACGCGATGTATGTGAACATATCATGCGCTTTAGGAACCACCGATAGTGTAAACTTACGATCGTTCCAGATAAACGTTGGGTTGTTTTAGTCCCCTTTGGATTCGCACGCTAGTATAACAACCAAAAAATGATCCGGGACACGCGAACGGTTGCAGATTTTCAGCACTTTACGTTCTCGGGTCACTCCCGCAAACTCGCGGGCAAATCCCTGTTGGAAAGCATCCAACTGGGACATGCCGACTATGCGTCCTACTGGAGTCTCGAGATGCTCTGCAGCGGTCTCGTCCATTCCTTGTGGTTTACATTCTTTGAAGCAGCGTCGCTCTACGTCCACCGCTCCTGCCCCAACATGTTTATGTATCTCACAACCCAATACGAGCGCTTTGCGATAATTGAGTCTAACTTTTCGGTTGCAAACATGGTGGAGATTCGGAATCGGGAGGACGCGCGCATGCTGGTGTGCGAGACCGCGACCGCCCTCGCCACCGCCAAGAAGCAGAAAGCAATAAGTCTCCCGACCATCAAACCCGAGCACGATTTCCAGACAACGGTCATACGCGAGAATCTGCGGGCGACGTCGCAGAACGCGGCGCGATTGTACACGAAGACCGACGACCCGTACGAACTCGCCATGCCCTTCAACGAGTTCTGCTTTGCGATTCAGACCAAGGATACGTCGCGCGCGCTCTACTGGTTGGCGTGGATTCTGAAGTACGCTTCGGTGCAAAAGAAGTTGTCGAAGCAGGCGGTGGCGTGCGGCGAGCGGTTTCTGGACCGCATTGAAAAGAAGTACGCCCGAAACATCGCGTGGATGTTCTGGGAAGTGGTACTCTCGAAAGCAGAGACGCCGCACGTGGAAGCGCTCATGCGACTCTACTGTCTGCGGTGGGAACCTTCTAACTCAAAGTCCAAACTGCCCCTTCTTCTGAACGCAGTGGCGTTTGTGACGGAGACCTTGGACCTGACGGAACCGCCGAAGCGCAACGAAATGGAGATCGGACTCATGCTTCAGCGCATCCCGCAGTGGATCGAAACTATACAGAACACGAAGAACACTTTTTCTTCGAGGTCTTAACATAAATAAAATGACCACTCTCGGACACTCGCAAAAAGCGCAAATCTCAGCATTTCAGGCGCTGCTTTTCTACATTCTCGCCAACCCGATTACCTTCCGGGTCGTGGACGGTCTCATAACCTCGATGACGGGACCCTACACGCCTCTGCGGGTCTATGAGAATAATGCACCGACCGGGTTCGGTCTTTTGCTGCACTCCGGTGTCTTCTTTGCAGTGACGTGGGGTCTGATGTATCTATAATTTAAGTCAAGTGCGCGTGGTTATACAATGCCACGCCGCTTCCAGGTCACGCGCCTTACGACGTATCCGCACGCGCTCCCGAAACCCGCCGCACACTACAGCGCGAACATGGTGTGGTCGGGAATCATGCGGGTGAACACAACCGACCGCACGTGCTGCCGGTTTTCTCCGGATTTTGACTTTACGAACGAAAACCGCGCGGTTGTCATCATGGAAGAAATGCCCTACCCCAACCACCTTTCGCACATCGACACAATTGAAACGTCGAGAATCGTTGTGTACAACAAACACATGTGGGCGGAGAACGATCAACTGTTTATTGAACTAAAGTAGTGTCGCGGTACGAAGTAGCGCTCGGATCGCTGGTATCGACCCATTTGGGCATCCACATGTGCGGAATCACTTTCGCGGCATGTGCATAGTCGCGGTCAAAAAGTTCGCGGTAATACTCCGCCTCGTCGGGGCGCGCGTACCATTTCTGGGTCGCGCCGTCCGTGTTGACGCCGTCGCTGAACGCTTCCTTGCGGCGCCACAGGACGTCCGGGGGCAGCAGTTCGCAAAGATCGAACGCCTCTCTCAAAACCGCCTTTTCGATGCGCGAGTGCGACGCGCGGAGTTCGACGGGGATGGACAACCATGTTTGCACGACTTGCTTGTCGAGGAAGGGGGTGCGCGCCTCGAGACCGTGTGCTGCCATACAGCGGTCGGAGCGCAGTACGTCAAACATATGGATTTCGCCGAGAAGACGGAGGGTTTCGGCGTTGAAGTGGGCGTCGGTGGGCGCACGCTGCATGTAGAGGTACCCTCCCCCGATTTCGTCGCTCCCATCGCCGTTCAGAACCACCTTGCAGTCCGTGTGTTCTTTAATATATTTGCCCACCAACCAGTTGCCCACGGACGCTCGCACAGTTGTAATGTCGTACGACTCAATATCGCGAATCACCTGGGGGACTACTTCGCGGAAATCTTCGGCAGCAACGACGATGCTGGTGTGGATAGACCCGATAAAGTCGGCAACCTTGCGGGCGTACTTGAGGTCGGGCGATCCGACCATTCCGATACTGAATGTGCGGAGTTTTGGCAATCCGCGGCGGGAAATAACGGAGGCGGCGATGGCGGCAACCAGACTTGAATCGAGACCGCCGCTCAGCAGCGCCGCGATAGGTCTCTCGGTGTTCAGAACGCGCTTCTCGACTGCTTGGAACAGCGCTTCCCGCAAACAGTATGTCGATATGCGGGGATTGCGGAAGGACTCAAGTGGCACAATATTCTGCGTATGAAACCGTTTAGCGTCGTGAAAGAGTGCGTTGAAGTCGTTGGCGCGGTAATAGGCGGCGTACGTGCCCGGAGGAAACGGGCGGACGTTTGTCGCGCCTTTCGGAAATCCCTTGATCTCGGACGACCAGATGTGCGACCCCTCGTAACGCGCATGAAAGAGCGGTCGGACGCCGAAGGGGTCGCGCGCGACGAAGACTAGATCGGAGGTAACGTAAACCATCGCGAAAACCCCGTCGATCTCGCGGCACGCGGCGGCGAATCCGATCTTTTTGATGAGATCGAGCAGGATGCCACAGTCCCCGTCGCCTGATTCCGCAAGGTCGTACTTTTGTTTCAGTTGAACGTGGTTGTAGATTTCTCCATTGCAGATAAGTTTGCTGCCGTCTTCGTGCAGAAAGGGTTGGTCGCCCTCTGCCGACAGACCGTTGATGGCGAGGCGTGTGAACCCGAGAGACACGCCGTAATAGGACTTGAATGCCACAAACTCGGGACCCCGGTTTCGAAGCGCTTCAATGCAGTCTGGAAAGGATTCGGAATGAGAACCGAGACAGCACCATATGCCACACATTCGCGGGTCGCGCCGTTATGTGTTTAATTTAGATGTCAGTAAACCTCATAGACACATAATATGATCGAGAACCTCCTGTATACTGCGCTGGCAACTCTATTGGTAATCGTACTTCTCCATATTGGTGTGTTCTGGGTGTCGCGGGTGATTCAACCCCCAAAACCGCGCGTGGTCTACATGCCGCAACCGCAACCGCAGTACAACACACTACCCCCGCCAGTCCTACAGCAGTTGCCCATGCAACCCCTTCCGCAATCGATTCAGCAAACGCAACCTACACCCCCAGCGCCGCTGGCAGCGCCCGAAATCAAACTCCCGACGTACGACACTCCGCCTACAAAACCCGTTCCTCCTGCGTTGCCGCCGCCGATCGAGACGCGCGACCCTGCGCGCTCGTAGATAGACACGCATGCTATTAAACGCACGATACCTACTTAACTAATGAAGCGACTACAGACACTCTATGGTTGGGATCCGTCTGCGCGCATGACGCGCCAGGCGACGAAACCGATACACGGAAGCGCAGTAAAAGTTCCCCAGGGGTCCGGAATACCCGGGTGGTTGTGCTTGACGCGGGATCCAACAAATTCCACGCCGGTTGCGCTATGGGTTCCCCGGCGCGTGGATCCGAAACCGCAGGTGTTTCGGGTGGTCATGGATGAGCGATGTTTCGAGGATAGCATTTTGCGCGTCGAGTACACCTCCACACATCTGTACGTTGCAGATGTGTGGATGTGGAACGGTATAAAAATATTCAACAGGACTACGTTTGCATGGAGGCAGAACTATTTGAAAGAGATGATCTCCCTAATGTATACGTCGTGTCCGGGGTTTGAGTCGAGGGCGGTGGAATTGAGGAGCGACACGATGTCGGATATACGCGGGTACGAGTACTATACGGATCGTATCGGAGAAACCGGTCTTTTCAAGGAAGAGACTGTTTCGCCTCCCAAAATAACTGAAAGTACATACCAAATCACGACGACAGACGTTCCGGACGTCTATAAACTTGAAGGAGACTTGGGGTACCTGCGTGTTCGGACGCTGGAATTGTCGCGCGCTCTGCGAACGCTGGGTCCGTCCTTCCGCCTGAAGTGTGTGAAGAACGCAGAAGACGACGGTACGTGGACGCCGATACTGCATTAGACTAGAATAGAATATTGCGGCAGTACAAATGAGCAGACCCGGAACATGCAGCGGAGGACGTAGAAGTAAGCGCGGCGGTCGTAGGCACCGTGGCGGGTCGTACGGGTTCGGAGGGTCCATTCTCAGCGACGCCGGCGGTACGAACGCGGGTGCGGCGCAGTGGAACAAGCAAGCAGGGGAGTGCGGGGGTGCGGACGTGGCGAATCGAGGAGGAAACAACACGCTGGCGGGGGGGCGCCGGCGACGGAATAATAAGAAGAACGGGCGCAAGACGAGGCGCCGTCACCGCCGCAGTCTTCGCGGCGGAAACTTGGCGCTGACGTCACCTCGTGCAGGGTACACGTTTAACGGTTCGGGTGCAGGCGGTATTGCTGATGCCGTTCCCGTCGGTGGAAAATCTGTTCCAGTGTAATAAGGATGAAGACAGATACCGTCGTTGCAGCAACAATGCTTTTGATTGCTGTCGTGTTTCTTGTTCAACGCAAAGTAGGGTACCTTGCCGTCTGGTTGCTCCTCATTACGGTCGTGATCGGGTACGGCGTGCGCATGCCCCTGACGGCAGCAGTGACGATCGGCGTGGGGACGGTTGCCGCCGTAATTTACATTTCGGGTGAAACCCTCAAGGAAAAGTACGACAACCCCTCGAAGAAGGATAAGAAACGCAAGGATGAGGAAGACGAACCGTCGCCGAACGATACAGAGTCCAAGGAACACCATTTGGATGCCGGAACCACCATCCTCCACGCGTTCCAGAAACTCAATCCCGACCAAGTTCTGCAGATGCGCGACGATACGAAGGAACTGATGGAGACCCAGAAGCAACTCATGGAAACGCTCTCGTCGCTGGGTCCGCAGGTCAAGCAGGGCGCCGAACTCGTCGACAGTTTCAAATCGATGTTTTCCGGAAACCTACCGGAGGTTCTGAAGCAGTGAGGCGCCTGCTGCATATCTGAACAGACGGTGACGCGGATCCCTTGAGCGAATCGCGTACTCTGTTCCTAACGCGTTCGTGACAATGCGCCACCCCATGATCGTTGTTCCGAGATTGTAGTGCTCTATGACCTCGAACCAGCGCCGGACCGACGCGACAATCACGTTGAGCGTGTTGACGATGTATAAGACAAACGAAAACACGGAGATGTCGTAGGATCCGCCAAAGTAAGTGTACACGTCCGGAACCATCAACCACGTTATCCAAAATAGAAAATGGAGCACAGGTTGTAACCAGAGTGCAGCATGAAGTCCTGCGTGCTCTAGCAAGTTTTTGGGTTGAACTCTGTTGTCTAGATCCAGATACTTCCAGACAACACTGCCATGATTCGGATGATTCAGTACTTCATTCATCGTGTTGTTCGATTACGATACCCTCGGAAGGAAAATTGGTTTCTTCAAACGTTTGTGGGTGAATATACACCCACCGCTGCGTCCCGGGAAACAGGTGCTGCAAAAGGTCCAAAGTTATGACGTTTCCAGGATATACATAGTCGTCCATCTCGCACGTCTTGTCCTGGAGACTTTTTGCGGAATCGTAGCACCCGATGAAAAACCACGGCGGAGGTGGGTAGGGGGGCAAGAACCCAATTGCGTGTCGGTTTTTGTGCGACTGGGCGGATGCGGGGTAAACGACACGTTTCGTTCTGCCGTTAGAATACTCCAGAGTTTGGATATCAAAGACCTTTCCGTACGACCAATGCGACTCTGGAAGTTTCGGAAACTCGTACTGCTGCTTCTTTCGAGTGCAAGGAGCGCACAGCCAGACCCATGCGCGCAATCCGTAATAGACTAGTTGGTTCATTATGGACTTGAACGAAACATACGTTTAAAGGGAACTCATGATCGTGCGGTCAATCTGGAGACCCATGGCGATGGAGGTGGCGAGCGCCGTCATGACGAAGGGCGTGGCGATAAAGACCCACGAGATTACGCCGAGGTTGAGGCGGCACAGCAGGTCGAGGACAAAGACGGTGGCGACTCCAAAGACCGCCTTGACTCCAAATGTGACCCACGCAAGGTCGGCAGCGTCAAGACCCAGTTGGATCGCGACATAGAGGGCGTACAAAAGTGCAGGCGGGCAGAGGTTGTTGATGAATCTCATTTTCGGTGTTTGTGTATAGTCTATAAAAAATGAGTGCAAAGATCGGACAGGTTGTTGGCATGACGGGTGTCTCGGAAGAAAACGCGAAAAAGGCGCTGGAGGACAACGGGGATGACGTGATTGCTGCCGTGGACTCGCTCTCAACACCCCCCACGATCTCTGGCACGCGCTACATTCCTCCTCCTCCCAAAATAGACGACGGTCTGACGGATGAAGTTCGGGAAAATCTTAAAAAGGCGAGGCAGTTCTCTGACATTCTCAGCGCTTCACCGCAAAACGACCTCCGCGGAAAGGTTGTCTCGCCCCCGCCATCTGCAGATGGAGACTCTGCGCAGGCGCCGAAGACGCAGGCGCAGACCCCGAAGATGTTCGCGGATCGCCGTTAGACGAAACGGTAATCTTGGGGGCGTAGTGTATACTATAATCGACCATCTTTCGCTCGATGTCGCGGACGTCTTCGAAAATGTTCATTCCGTAGGTTTTATCGTACGCCTGCTTCGAATAGCGTGCATACTCTTCCGGGTCGTCGAGTGTTTCTATGGCAGTCGTCCACTCCTCAAACGTACCGTAATCGCACCCCATTTGACTGTCGCCAATCCACTCCTGCATCCCCTCTGTGCTCCCGGACGGGCGTGCATACGGACTCGCACGATCCATAGGTTTCGAATATAGAACGGGGATGCCGTTGTACATCGCTTCGAACGAGACTCGACCCCAACTTTCGTAGAGCGACGGCGCGACAAGAATGCGCGTCTTGGCGAGCACCGTGCGAATATCGTCCTGAATGTTCATCCATTCAATGTTGGGAATGTTTTCGGGAACCTTGATCACGTTGTAGTAGGGGCGTACTGCCAGAAACTTGCGCGCCGGGTACTTTTTCGCCAACTCCAAAAAGAGGGGCAGACCCTTCAGTGCATTTGCATTAATCAACGTGATGCAATCTCCCGGCGGAAGAGTATCTCTCGCATGCATCTTGATTTCGTGTTCAAGCATGATGGGTCGGATACTTTCGATGGTCTTGAAAAAGGACGGATTTACGATCATTCTCTGCGCGTGTTCCTTAATGTGATTGGAAATGATCCAGATAAACTCCGCCCACTCGTATTTTGCGGGACTGTTAATGTACTCTAGATTTTCTCCGAAGTGCATGGTGATGACTACGGGTTTGCGAAACTGCCCGTTGAGTTTGCGAACGATGGGCAGAAACGGGTAGTGGGGGGTACACCAGATGTTTGCTGTAAAGAGTTCGCGTTCTGCATTGGTGTAGTACGTCCAGTTGAAACCGCGATAATTCCCCTTGACGGGAAAATTTCCGCGCTTGACGGTGATAAAGTGAACGGTGTGTCCATATGACTGGAGGATTTTTGCAAGAGCAATGTCGTGGAAGAATGCACCACATGGGTCTGGCATGTATTGCGAGAAGAAAGCGACCTTCATCGCAGCGAGTATTGTAGTTAGTTCTGAACGGAATTCTTGTAAAGGAGACGCGTGGGATCTCCGCCGCGCGCCCAGGTCTGCACAAAGTTATTGACGTCCTTCATTTCTGCTTGGACGCTCGGCAGTTGCGGGTCGTACTGGTTGGCAAAGAACTTGTCCGTGACCGTCGAGCACTCCTTGGGCGTGCGCACGGGGACGCTCTGAATGAGGTGACTCTCGGTGTCCTTGCTCGCCGCGGAGGGACCGCCGCCCAGATTGGGGGTCGTCGCCCACGGGCGGGCGAACGTCTGCTGGTGCCCCTTGACGCGCTGGGTTCCTGCGTCTCCGAGCATGAGGCGCGAGTACAGGTCCGTGTCGCACCCGCCTGCTGCCGTGTTGCCGTAGTTGCCCGTGTAGTTCATCGTGACAAACTGCGACGCCCACGACGCCTTGGGTTCAAAGTCCTGGCACCCTGCAGACGATTGAGCAGTGTTCATGTAGTAATTTTGCTGTGCTGCATTGTCGCGGAAATCGTACTCTGCGTGTTGAAAATCGTTCTTCGGGCGCGTCGCGGCGTAGAACCACGAGGTGGGGTTGACGGTTTGCGGTTCCATGCTCGTCATTCTCTCTCTTATTCTTGCCCATACAAATTGTTCTTGTTCTCAAAAACGGAAGCGATCCCGATTTTCAAAGTGTGTGGCATTGAATAGATAGAGATAGAGGATGCAACCCTGCGACTGGATCGACCACGACGATTACTCTGGAAAGTACTGCATAGACGTGTACGGGCGCAACGAGGACGAGGAGTGCATTTTGCTCCGTGTCCAAGGTTATAGACCGTACCTCTACGTTGGGTACGAAGCAGACCTTCAGAAGAAACTCGTGGGCGTCGTGAGCAGGTGCACGCTGACCGAGCAGCACAAGTACGACTGCTTCGAGGGGTTCAACGACTACAAGACGACGCACGTTTGGAAGATCGAGGTGGATTCCATCAAGGACTACCGCAACCTCTCCAAGTTCGTCAAGGAAAAGTGCAAGAAGGTATATGAAGCGAACCTGCCGCCTCTGCTGCGCTTCTACCACGACCACGAGATCCTGCCCGCCTCGCCCATCTCCTACATTTCCTCCGGCAAACTGAAGCACCCGGAACTCAAGGCGTTCCTCGTGCACGTCACCAACATCAAGAGCGACCCGACCCGGGACATCCCCCTCAAGATTTCGGCATACGACATTGAGTGCATGTCCAAGAGCGGGCAGTTTCCGGTGGCGAAGAAGACCTGGGACTTTGTGCTGTCGAAAATCCAAAAAGACCTCGAAGAGGCGCCCGAGGACGAGACGCTTGCGATGATCTTCCGAAAGCGCCTGGAAATGGAGGGTCTCGCGAAACCCGTAAACGTCGAGGCGTTCGTCCGCGCCAACCACATCGCCATAGAGACGGGAAACTGGGGGGTGGTGGAAGACGAACTGCGGCGGGCGTGCGGCGGCAACATCGGCGACCCCGTCATCCAGATCGGCGTAACCTTCCGCTGGTCCAACAACATGCTGAAGTCCGTCAAGCGCAAGGTGTTTGTCGTGGGAACGGTCGCGAAATCCACGGACGACTGCGAGTATGTGGGGTTTCCGACAGAAGCCGACATGATCGAGGGTTTCGAGGCGTGCATCCGCGAAGAGAACCCGGACGTTATTTGCGGGTACAACACCTACGGTTTCGACGACGGGTTCCTGATGACGCGCGCGGTGCTGAACGGCGTGAAACTCAACCTGGCGCGCGGTCCCGTGTGGAACCGCAACCCCGACGACCCCCTCGAGCACAAGACCTTTGAACTCGCGAGCGGCAAGTACAACGTCCACTACATCCCCACGCCCGGTCGCCTCACGATTGATTTGCTCTTAAACATGCGCCGCGAGCACAATTTGGATTCCTACACGCTCGACAACGTCGCCTCCAACTTTCTGCGCGACAAGGTCGTCAAAGTCGAGGGTGAGGTCATCCACACCAAGACGACGCGCGGTCTGTACGTCGGAAACTATATTAAACTCGACCTCGTGGGAAACACGATGAACCCCTACAAAGACGGCAAGAAGTTCCGCGTCGTGGCGCTCACTACGAAAACAATCACGCTCGACGAAGAGATTGAGGCGCCCGCAGATTCAGCAATGGAGTGGTCGTTCACCAAGGACGACATTCACCCGCACGACCTCTTCCGCATGCACGAGGGCACGGCCGACGACCGCGCCACGATCGCCAAGTACTGTATCCAGGACTGTGACCTTGTCCTCACTCTCATGGCAAAGTTGGACACGCTCGTCAACGCCCGCGGCATGGCCGACGTCTGCTTCGTGCCTTTGCAATTCCTGTTTCTGCGGGGTCAAGGAATCAAGATCTTCTCGCGCGTGGCGTACGAGGCGTCCAAGCGCAACCAGATACTTATCACCCAGCAGTCCTACGAGGGCGATTCGGGGTACGAGGGCGCGATCGTGATTTCGCCCAAGATCGGCATGTATCTCGACACGCCCATCGCCGTTCTGGATTTCAACAGTCTGTATCCCTCGTCCATGATTGGCGAGAACCTCTCGCCCGACACGTTCGTGTGCATGAAGACCTACAACAACGAGGGACGCCTCCTATCCTACGAGGGTCTCGCCCCCGAAAAAGTCAAGGGCATCCTCAACTGCCGCGAAGTGACCTACGATTTGAAGAACGACGACGGCAAGATTACAGGCAGATGCACGTGCGTGTACGTCCAACCCACTGCCGACAACCCGCTGTCGGTCGGTCTCATCCCGACGGCGCTCGAGATCATGCTCAAGAAGCGCAAGGAAGCGCGCAAAAAGATGGAAGACCCCACGATCGACGACGCGCAAAAGTCGGTCTACAACGGTCTTCAGTTGGCGTACAAGGTCGTTGCGAACTCGATTTACGGTCAGATGGGGTCCAAGACGTCCGCGATCCGCAAGATCTGTGTGGCGGCGTGCACCACTGCTGTCGGTCGTCGTCAGCTGCTGTTCGCCAAGGAAACGGTGGAGAAAGAGTTTGGTGCCGAAGTTGTGTATGGGGACTCGGTTGCAGATTACACACCCGTTCTGATTCGGATTCATGGAACAATTCATATTGTGCGCATCGATCAACTTGACGCATACGGTCGGGGTTGGGCGAAAACAGACTGCGGCAAAGAGTCTTGCGAACTCGAGGGCGTGGAAAGTTGGACGGAAAGCGGATGGACGCCTCTGCCGCGCATAATACGCCACCCGCTTCAACCCGGAAAGAAAATCGTCCGTGTTCTGAGTCATTCGGGTGTCGTCGATGTGACGGACGACCATTCGCTTCTACGTAAAGACGCGACTCCTGCGTCGTCAAAGGAGATGAAGGAAGGTGATGAACTGCTGCACCACGAGTACCCTGAAATAACGACGGAAGCGTCAGAAATAACGGTGGAGGAGGCGCGCATTGCGGGGTTCTTCTCGGGCGACGGAAGTTGCGGTCTCTACGACTGCCCGAGCGGCAAAAAGGCGAGTTGGGCGCTCAACAACGCAGACATGGAAATGCTAAAGTACTATAAGGCGCTGTGCGAAAAAGTGTATCCCGATCTCACATGGAACATTATGGACACAATCGGTAGTTCGGGAGTATACAAACTCGCACCTGCCTCCAATAAGCAGTATGGCAAACTCGTCGAGTTCATAACGGCCTATCGTGCGTCTATGTATACAGAAACCAAAGAGAAGAAAATACCAACCAGTGTCCTCAACGGGTCGTTCGAAGTTCGCGAGTCGTTCTGGAAGGGACTCTACGATGCAGATGGCGACAAGAACGGCATAAACGTACGCATTGACCAGAAGAGTCAGTTGAGTTCAGCGCACATCATGTATCTCGGTGGGTCGTTAGGTTACAAAGTATCGGTGACAGACCGCATGAGCAAGGAGCACATCTATCGCATCACCTGCACCAAGTCTGCTCAACGCAAGAACGTAGATGCTATCAAGCGCATCCGGGAAATCGAGTATTCGGGATTCGTCTATGACCTCACAACTGCAAATCATCACTTCCAGGCGGGCGTAGGTAAGATGATTGTCCACAACACGGACTCCATCTTCATAAAATTCCCTGGAAAGTCGCTGGAGGACGCGATCAAGGCGGGTCAGGAATCCGCAAAACTCATTACGTCCCTCTGCCCGCACAAGGCGTTCGTCATTGGGTACGAGAAGACCTTCTACCCGTTCATTCTGTTCTGCCGCAAGCGCTACGTGGGCATGAAGTATGAGGAGGACCCGACAAAATGTAAGCGCGCAGAGATGGGGATTGTCCTGAAGCGGCGCGACAATGCGCCGATAGTCAAGGACGTCTTTGGCGGCGCTCTCGACATTCTCCTGATTGAAAAGGATGTCGGGAAGGCAGTGGAGTATGTGAAGACGATGCTACTGAAGGTGGTGAAGGGGGACTTGCCGATCGAGAAGTTTGCAATCACGAAGCAACTGCGGGACGACTACAAGGCGATGAAGGCCGACTACGACGGACCCGCGACCGTGCCCGCGCACAGGATACTTGCCGACCGAATGGCTGCGCGCGATCCGGGCAACAAACCGAACGTCGGCGACCGCCTGAAGTTTGTGCACATCCAGGCGCCCGAGAAGCGCCTTCAGTGCGACAAGATCGAGCATATTGCGTATGCTTCCGAAAAGAAGTTGCCGCTGGACACGCTGTTCTACGTGACCAACCAGATCCAGAATCCGGTAGCACAATTGTTCGCTCTGTGTATCGAAGAAATTCCTGGGTACCGCCGTCCCTCCGTGGGCAAGAAGAAGCAGACGTACGAGCAGTTGTACGATGAGTACATGGAAACCGTCGAGGATCACGAGCAGGCGACCCTCAAAGTTCTTGCGCACAAGGAGAAGCAACTGGACAATATGCTCTTCTTGGGGGCAGACTATATCCAGAACACGATCCGCAAGTCGCGGACGGGACCGCTGGACTCGTTCTTCAAGAGGAAGTAGCGCGGTAGAATAAAATGAGCACGGAAACAAAAGAAAGTTTTTTACTGAGAATGCGGGCGGTCAGCAACCGCATTCGCAAGACTTTCGAGGATCCGAAGACGACTCCGGAACAGAAAAAGCAATTATGTAGATCTCTTAGTGAAAAATTTCCAGATGAGAAATTGCCCGAATGGTGCAATTCTCCCGATTCGTATTACGGGACCCCCGAGGTGACAACGCTCGAGGAACTGGAAGGAGGCAGGAGGAGGAAGCGCCGCACTCATAGGAAACTTATAAAAAGGCGACGAACGCTCCGTCATCGGCGTTCATCTCGCGTTTAAACGGAATAAGAACATACACCCAATGGCATCAGCAGGACTTAATACAGATCAACTTCTCCAGACACTCGGGGACATTGCGTATTCGCGCACTGTTTTTTGCCGTCGGGCGCTCACGAATCCCCAGTTAGATACGCTTCTCTCGAACGAGGCGCGCATGATACGTCTTATCGAGCGCGACAGTTACAACAACATCGTAACATCGTTTCTGAATGCAAATATTCCCGTGAACGTCACGCACGGTACAAATGCGTTTTGGGATCCCGTAACGGTCGCGGCATCGCCTGCACAGCAGGCAGCAGCAACTGCCGACTTTGCGGTTGGAGCAGATTCTGCTGAGATCTGCTGCATCTGCCAGGATCGGTTGAACACGAACCCTGCGTGCAAGATCAATACGTGCCAGCACGCTCTTCATAGGTCGTGTGCAACGCAGTGGTTTTCCATGTCGACTCGGTGCCCCGTGTGCCGCGCGTCTATTGTTTGAAGTACTTCTTCGCTTTCTCGGCAATATCAGAGTCGGCAGTATGGTACGTCTTGCCCTTGAGAAGGAAGGAGTGGACGCGGGCGTACCCCCACTGCTGCTCGGTCGCGCCCGGTCGGTGCCCCGTGCGCCACGCCGCCATGCCGCGGTTGTAGACTTCGCGAATATACTTTAGCGGCACGCCCGACGCTTTCGCTTTGTCTTCTAGAGATTTAGCGTCCGGGTATTTACGTTTCCACGCGGCAGTGTATCCGGACTTCCGCGTGCGAACTCCCTTGTCGGTCTTGAACCCCACGTACGCCTTCGGATTTTCCCAGGACATGGATCCGAACTTGCGTATTTCCTTGCGGCGCTGAGTGCGCTTTGAGGAAGATAGACCGGAAAAGTATCGTTTGGGCGTCTTCATTGTTAGTTGCGTCTATTTGGTTTAAGTGACGCTGTAGTATTCAAGTAATGACGGACGCTTCGAGCGAAAAACTTGTCGCGGTGTGCACGCCCACCTACAACCGCAAGTTCTCGCTTGAATTCTCGCTCGCGTGCTTGAAGCGGCAGACCTACAAGAACCTTCACTGGATCGTCATTGACAATTCTACCAGTGACGACAACTGCTGGAAGGATATTCAGACGCGCGCTGCCGAAGAGGGTATTAAACTCACATACAACCGCATCTACGAGAAGCAGACGATCGGTCATCTCCGCAACGTGTGCCTCGACGAGTCCAAGAAATTGAATCCGGAATACATTGCCTTCTGGGACGACGACGACTATTATCCGCCTCAGCGAATCCAAGTTTCGGTGGAAGCGCTCGAAAAGAACCCCGAGCGCATCATTACCGGATGCGAGATCATGACGGTCTTTCTGTCGATCGAAAATGTACTGATGGACGTGGGACCGTATGGGACCAACCACGCGACGGCAGCAACGTACCTTTTCCGGGCGTCGGCAGCAGAGGGTCGGCGCTTTCTTGCGACCGCAAATAAAGCAGAAGAAGGTACCTTCACGCGCGACTGGACGCTGCCGATGATCATGCTGCCCACCAAGGACATTCTGCTCGTGATTGGTCACGCGCAGAATACCGTGAACAAGAGCGAGATTTTGAAAGAACCGCGGAAGTTTGGGGCGCGCATTCACAATGCCGACAACGCCAAGAACCTCGTGCGGTTTCAGTGGATCAAAGACCAAAGCATGTGGGAGATTCTGAGTAGAACATTTCTTGGTGCTTCATGAGGTCAGCAATCGGATCGCCTGTTAGGGGGGTTTGGCGTAGCACGTCCGACACGCCGTACTGCAAGCGGTTCATGAGACGGCGGACGTCGTGCTGGCACTCCTTGACGATGACTTGGAAGTCCGTAAAGTTGACGTTGGAGTATGAGGATTTAAGGTTCTCGTAGATCTCGCTGGCGTTCAGCGGCATACATCTGTGAATCGTTATAGCATCGGACGCCCTTCGAAAAATGACCGGGACCTCGTTGGCAGTGCATACGATGGGCACGACGCGCTTGGGGTCCTTGATCCATTCAAGAATCTTGCGTTGGGCGTGCGGATCGCTGCCGTCAATTTCGTCGAGAACGACGCACGTGCGCAAGGGGTTGTCTCCGCATTTTACCAGCGATGTAAACGTCACTCCTGCCATACACGACCCTCGCAGATTTGCTACATCTTCGTGCGATCGCAAAGAGCGCGATGCATTAATTTCAAGAGGTTCATAGTTAAATGTCCTTGCTGCAGTCAGCGCCAGCGTTGTTTTCCCGATCCCTGCAGACCCGGCAATGAGCACTGCTTTGCCGCGTGTGTTGGAAAGGAGATATGATGCAAGTAATTCTTTCGCTTCAGTATGACCGATAATTTCTGCAAATGTATGAGGTCTGAATGTTTCAGACAACATTATACTTCTATGGTTTTTAATCGCAAAGTCCCTTCCAGGTCGTCGAGCACCGTTTGACGATGTCGCATTCATTCCCTTTCTGGACTTCAGGATTAAACGGCGCGCAAGATGTTTGGTATAGAGGGTGGCACATTGAATCTTCTGTGCGATACACCCATTGATCGGGGCACTGGGCGTGACCGATTGTTTGGTTCAGTATAACTCCCGGTTTCAAAGAAAGGTATCCTATGGTCACGCCAATAAGAACGCCAACAGTGACGAGAACGACGAAAAAGTCTTTCAAAAAGGGTTGCCATCTGTCGAAAAAGTCGTAGGTATTCACGCATGTCGCTTTTCCCGCCCACGAACTTATGGTAAGACCTCCACGGTCCACCGAGTTTATCGATTCGGGAACAGAAGAGAACCCACTGCCCTCCTTGATGTACGCCCAGATACATTGAAGGGTATTTGGCATTGTTTTCTATATCTATATACTTACAAGAGTATAATGAGCGTCCAGGCGGCACGTCACGTGTGTGGAACCTACTACGAAACAACCCTGAATCCTATCGTGCAGCACCACGTGGATTCGTTCAACGATCTTCTCGAGCGCCGCATTCCCGTGTTTCTGAGAGCGTCCAACCCCATCCAACTTGTCCTCGACGCTGAGCGCGCCATCCGCATATACATTGGCGGTCGCGATGGCACCAAAATCCTGTACCGCCCGCCCGTCGACGAACTCGAAAACGCAGTCACGCCCAACATCTGCCGCGTCGAAAACAAGACATACCTCCTCGACTGCCTCGTGGACATTGACATTGAGTACCAGATCGACAAGGATACCGTTGAACTCGTTCAGTTTGAAAAAGTCACGCTCGGTCAGATCCCGCTGATGCTGCGGTCCAAGTACTGCCACCTCTCGGCGCTGACGCCTGCCGAAGCGTTCGAGCAGGGCGAGGATCTCCACGAACTCGGCGGGTACTTTATCGTCGACGGCAGCGAGCGCATTCTGCTCTCGCAAGAACGTCTCGGGAACAACCTGTATTATGCAGGCAAGCGCGCGATTCAGACGACCGTGGAAGCAGAGCAGGTCGGTGGAAAGACGGACGAAGAGGGAGCAGGTGAAAAGTACGAATACTACTCGGGTCTGCGCAGCGTTTCGGAAGACGGCACGCGCGGTCCGTACTCGCACTACCTCGTGATTCCGCCCGAATCGCGAAACATCTCATGGGAGGAGATCGAAATGAGAAATGAAGGAATGGCAGCGTTCGGAAAGGAACCAATTTCCGATTACGGGTCTACGCGCATTCGTGGCGGCATTGTGATGACCCTGCCGGGGTTCAAGATCCCCGTTCCCGTCCTTTCCGTTCTCGCGCTTCTGGGCGTGGAAACCGACAAGGAACTGTATGATACGGTCCTTTGCGGCATTCCCGACCGGTCGGTCTACGAGGACTTTTTTATCCAAATGGTCATGGGGCACCAGAAGAACCTGGATAAGGGCGCGGGTACCACAAACCTCGAGTTGTTGCGCGTCGCCACCAAGTCGCGCTCGCAGGAAGAGGTGTTTTACAACCTGCAGGCGATGCTCTTTCCGCACATTGAAATTCCGGAGGGAGAGTCGACTGCCGACATGTACCGCCGCAAGGCGTACACGCTGGGATACATGCTGCGCCTCGGGATCGACAATGCGCTTGGCATTCGCGCGCAGACGGACCGCGACCACTTTCAGTTCAAGCGCTTCGATGTGTCGGGGGATCTTTGCTTCCAGGAGTTCCGCAGGATCTACAAGGATACCGCCAAGGCGATGAAACTCAAGATGGACACCCGCGTGCACTTTGAGGAGCGCGTCTACTCTGGAAAAGGTTTGGCAACCCTCGTGCAGCGCGAGAACGTGGGGTCTTTCTGGCAATCGTACAATTTCATAAACGAGTTCTCCAAAGCGTTCAAGGGCAAGTGGGGCGGCAAGGACGGCATTTCGCAGATTCTGTCACGCGTCTCGCTTTTGGGAACCGTGTCGCAATTGCGCAGGTCGTCGCTGCAGATGGACCCCTCGGTCAAGGCGCTCGGTGCGCGCCGCCTGCACGGCAGTTCGTTCGGTCTCACCTGCCCCTCCGACGTCCCCGACGGCAGAAACGTAGGCATGATCAAGCACTTTTCCCTGCTGACCCACGTGTCTACGCAATCAGAGTCTGCGCCTCTTCGCGACATTCTCGCAAGGAGCGAGAATTTCAGACCAATTTCAAAGATCAATCCGTCCACGTGGACCGCCGCCCGGTGGACGCGCGTGCGCCTCAACGGCGACCACGTCGGTGTTCTCGTGAAGAACGCCCAGGATGTGTATGCGGCACTGCTCGCCTACCGTCGCTCGATTGCGGGCGCACTGGTCTCCGTCGCGTGGAACCGCACCGACAACGAACTCGTGATCTGGAGCGACGCGGGACGACCGTCTCGCCCGCTCTACCGCCCCGGCGTCACGCCTGAAGATGTCCTCGCAAAAAAGAAGTGGAGCGAGATGATGTCAACCATCTTCGACATGACGGACGCGGACGAGAGCGAGAGCGTGCGCATTGCGATGACGCCCTTTTCCCCTACCACTCCATCGGAAATTCACGGACTCTTCTTGCTGTCTCCGCTCTCTGCAGTTATCCCTTTTTCGGACCACAACCCTGCGACAAGGACAGCGTTCTCGTGCGCCCAGTGCCGCCAGGGCGCGTCGTGGTACCACTCGAACTTCAACAAGCGCTTCGACACCATAACCCTGATTCTGAACTCGCCGCAGCGCCCCATTTGCGAGACGTGGGTCTATTCGCACGTCCTGGGCAGGGGAGGGTGCATGCCCTACGGGGAGAACGTCATTGTCGCCATTGCGACGTATACGGGGTACAACCAGGAGGACTCGGTCATTCTCAACGGGTCGGCAATGCGCCGCGGTCTATTCAGGACATCCTACTTTCACTCGTACGTCGCCTCCGAGGAACTCGTCGATCAGGCGATGGGAACCTACAAGGAATTTGCGAACCCCGTCGGGAAGGCAGACGTGAAACTCAAGGCGGACAAAGATTACTCGAAACTCGACGAGAACGGCATTATCAGGATGGGCAGCGAGGTCGACGAAGATACTGTTCTGGTCGGAATGGTCTCGGCAGGAAAAGTAGACGCCTCCGTTGTCCCGAAGCGCGGACAGCGCGGCATCGTCGACGGAATTCAGATGTACACTCTCGTCACGGCGACGCGGTCTTCGAGCGCCGAAAACGCTCCTCCGCCGCGCGTTTTGCGGGGCGTCAAGGTGCGCATCACGGAATCGCGCGAACCGATTCTGGGCGACAAGATGAGTTCGCGCCACGGGCAGAAGGGGACGTGCGGACTGATCCTGCCCGAGTGCGACATGCCGTTTACCGCAAAAGGACTGCGCCCCGACCTCATTCTGAACCCGCACGCCATGCCCTCGCGCATGACGACGGGTCAGATGTTTGAGTCGACGTCCGCGCGCGTCGGCCTGCTGCTCGGAACGCTGATTGACGCCACGCCCTTTTGCACGCGGTCGCAGGACGAGGATTACCGCCAGATGCTGCGCAAGATCGGTCTGGAAGAGAACGGGTCGGAAATGATGTACAACGGCATGACGGGCGAGATGATGGAAATGGAGATCTTTGTAGGTCCCACGTACTACCTCCGCAGCAAGTTGATGGTGGAAGACAAAATCAATTATCGGGACACGGGCACGCGCACGCTGATGACGCACCAACCGCTGGGCGGGCGATCGGTGGGCGGCGGCATGCGCATCGGCGAGATGGAGCGCGACGCTCTCATAGCACACGGCGTTTCCTCGTTTATCGAGGAAAGTTTCATGAAGCGCGCCGACGAGCACGAAGTTCTGTTTCAGTCTGGATCGGGACTCTTAGACTCGACCCAAAAGGATGAACCGGTCGACACCCTGCGGATGCCCTACGCCATGTCCTTGTTTGTCAAGGAAATGGAGTCCATGCACGTGCAACCCATACTGAAAGCAGTCAAGGAATAAATATAGTCGCATTTAGGAATAGTGAGCGTACAATGGTAATGTTTGTGACCAAGCGCAACGGAGAGCGCGAAAAAGTCTCGTTCGACAAGGTTCTCGCGCGGATCGAGAAACTCGCCGAGGGACTCGACCACGTGAACCCCACGGTCGTAGCACAAAAGGTGTGTAGTCAGATTCAGGACGGCATTTCTACGAAGGAACTTGACGGGTTCGCTGCCGAGACATGCGCAATGATGGTCGGGCGCGGTCACCCCAACTATGGTCTGCTCGCAGCGCGCATCGCGATCGACAACCACCAGAAAAACACGCCCTCGACCTTTTCCGAGTGCATGTTTCGCCTAGGTCTTTCCGAGAAACTTACGGCAATTGCCGTCGTGTCGTTCGCCCAAGAAATCGAGGAGATGATCGACTACTCCCGCGACTTTGCGTTCGACTACTTCGGGTTCAAGACGCTCGAGAAGGGTTATCTGCTCCGCGACGACCGCGGCGTCATCTTGGAGCGCCCGCAGCACATGTGGATGCGCGTCGCCATCGAGATTCACACCACAAGTTACGAGATCGAGCATTTCAGAGTCCTCGAATGGGTGCCCGACCTTCCGAAGATTCGCGAGACATACGACGCCCTGTCGCTCGGTTACTTTATCCATGCGACGCCCACGCTCTTCAATGCAGGGACCAACCATGCGCAACTGAGTTCTTGCTTCCTCGTCAACATGAAGGAGGATTCCATCAAGGGTATCTACGAGACGCTCGGCGACTGCGCGCAGATTTCCAAGTGGGCGGGCGGCGTGGGTCTCTCGATCCACAACATTCGCGCGCGCAACTCTGAAATCCACGGCACGCGCGGCAGGTCGACGGGTATTGTCCCGATGCTCAAAGTCTATAACGACACGGCGCGCTACGTGAATCAGGGCGGAAAGCGCAACGGCAGTTTTGCGATCTACCTCGAACCCTGGCATGCTGACATCGAGGAGTTTCTCAAAATGAAGTTGAATACGGGCGCCGAAGAGGATCGGGCGCGCGACCTGTTTTATGCGCTGTGGATCCCCGATCTCTTCATGAAGCGCATGGAAGCGAACGAGAACTGGACGCTGATGTGCCCCGACGAGTGTCCGGGTCTGTCGGACTGCCACGGCGCAGAGTTTGAGGCGATGTATGAGGAGTATGAGCGAAAGGGCAAGGGGCGCAAGTCGGTCCCCGCGCAAAAGATCTGGCAGATGGTTCTGGACGCACAGATCCAGACGGGGACGCCGTATTTGTGCTACAAGGACGCCGCCAACGGCAAGTCCAACCAGCAGAATTTGGGGACGATCAAGAGCAGCAATTTATGCAGCGAAATCATCGAGTACAGCGCGCCCGACGAGACCGCCGTGTGCAACCTCGGCAGTCTCTCGCTGCCCAAGTTTGTGCGCCCCGACGGAACCTACGACTTTGCCGCCCTTCGCAAGTACACCCGCATCCTCGCGCGCAACCTCGACAACATCATTGACCGCAATTATTATCCGACACCGGAGTGCCGCAACTCCAACATGCGTCATCGCCCGATCGGTATTGGAGTGCAGGGGTTGGCAGACGTCTTCGCCAAGATGAAACTCGCGTGGCAGTCGAAGGGTGCCGAGGAACTGAATATTCGCATCTTCGCCAACATCTACTACGCCGCCATCGAGGAGTCGTGCGCCCTCGCAGAAGAGCGCGGTGTATACTCGTCCTTCAAGGGGTCACCGGCGTCTTTGGGGAACCTACAACCACAACTCTGGGACGTCGAGATGGAGTGGAAAGAACTTCGCGAGTCCGTCGTCAAAAACGGACTTCGCAACTCTCTGTCGATCGCGCTGATGCCCACGGCGTCCACCTCGCAGATTCTGGGGAATAATGAGTGCTTTGAACCGTTCACCTCGAACTTGTACGTGCGCCACGTATTGGCAGGCGACTTCATCATTGTCAATAAATACCTCGTGGAAGACCTTATTGCGGCAGGTCTCTGGAACCCGGATATTCGCAACCAGATCATTGCGGACGGGGGCAGCGTGCAAAGCATTGCGGGTCTGCCCTCTGAACTGCGCGAGCGATACAAGACCGCCTGGGAGATCCCGATGAAGACGATTATCAATATGTCGGCAGACCGGGCGCCGTACGTGTGCCAGTCGCAGTCGCTCAACCTGTTCGTCGCGGATCCCACGTACGCCCGAATTTCCAGCATGCATATGTACGCCTGGAAGAAGGGACTCAAAACGGGGTGCTACTATTTGCGGACAAAGGCGGTCGCCTCGGCACAAAAGTTCACGGTGGAACCTTCGACGACGCCGTCCTCGCCGCCCGACTGTCTCATGTGCTCCGCGTAAAAAATGTCTTGAGTCAATACAAACAAGAAATGTCCAGCCTTTCTCCTTTCCCTCTTTCCGGCGGTAAGCGCAGCCACTCTCGCCGCCACCGCCGCGGCGGTCAGGATGTTGACGCAAAGATTCCCGGCGCCGAGGTCGTTGCTGGTCAACTCAAGAAGGCCGGCGCCGAGGCGTCTGCCGTCAGCGGTGCGCCCATGGAGGGCGGTCGCCGCCGCAAGATGACGGCCAAGAAGGTCGTCAAGAAGCTCGCCGTCCTCGCCAAGCAGGCGAAGAAACTGACGATGCGCCTCAAGAAGATGAAGAAGCATCATTAATCGGCAGAGCAGTCGCCGCCCCTCCTATCTTTGACAGCATCTCAAACAAATCGTCCGTGAACCCGAAATGACACCCGTTCGGTTCCATGCCCTTTGGCGCCTTGCGGGACGACGTCGTCCACGGATGCACAAGACTCACAATGATTTCCTGCGGCGAAAGTTCGCTGCACATATGTTCGCGACCGCGAATAAATGTGTTGCCCTCTGCAATCTTCGTATCTTCATCAAACCCGTGCTCCTCCCAGAACTTTTTTGTATGGCACAGCGTCGCTTCCGATACGCGCATACTCTGCGGGAGTCTCATCGGCGGAACGTTTACGAACGAAATGTAGTTTTTGATGTCGTAGCACGAAATGGTCGTGCAGAAGACCGCCTCTTTTTTGGCGCGCAGCATCATCGAGACGCGGAACAGGATGCTGTTGGGCGGGTAAATGTCGTCGTCGTCCATGTGAATAATTACGGGGAATTTAGCGAGGCGGCACCCCAAATTGCGCTTCCACGCGATCGTCTTGCCCGATGTCTGGAGGATGTGCTTTCCGAACGGCACGGTCTTTACAAATTCTTCGGACGTGTCCTTGCCGTCGTCAATCACAATCCACTCGAGTTTGTCGGCAGGGTAGCACTGCGAGTTCACGCAACCTGCGCAGATCTCCATGAACTTCATGCGGTCGCGCGTGGGTGTGACGATGGTGACGCCGGGCAGATCGTCTTCGCAAGGCAGCGTGGACTGAACGCTGTAGATCTCGTCTGTGGAATACCCCTTCAAAAAAGACTGCATGCGCGCCGTCCATTCCGCGTGGCGCTTGGTGTACGCCGTCGCGTTCTTCTCGGACATCGCCTTGCGCTTCTTGAACGTCAGTTCGGTGTACCGACTCAGTGCGTCCATGACGTCGACTTTCTCGGTCTTGGCAATGACGCCGAGGCATTCAGGGTGGTCGACCGTCGTAGAATTCGGAACCCATACGACGCCTTCGTACCCAAACTCCTTGAAGGGCGCGATCTCGTTGAGCATCAATACGCACCCGCTGGATGCTGCTTCGTTCACGGCGTGCCCGAACCCCTCGGCGCCCGACACACAGATGGCGAGACCGCAGTCGTCCACGATCTGATTGTACTCAGAGTCCTTGAGGGTGTTTGGATATACCTTGATGTTGGTTAGAGTCTCAGGAACGTCCAACTTCATGCGCGTCGCGTCGTAAATGATGTGGAGTTCGGGAAGCGCTTTTACTGCGTTGGCAGCGGGAAGAAGCGAGTTTTCCTGACGAGCGGCGTAGGCGTCGACGATCAACTGGGGGTGCCTGTAGATGTTCTTGCCGACGAGGAGCAGCGCCTTGTGGAAGTTCTTGGTCTCCGGAATCCCCTTGGCGATCGAGGTCCACCCAATGTACTTGACGTTCGGGTGTACTTTCGAAAAGATCTCGTACGCCTCGTGCGTCTTGCACCAGATCTCGTCGATGGCGTGCATGTACGACGCGGTCCACGACTTGTACGCCCACTCCTGATTGGGGATCCAGATGTTTCGTGCGGCGTACGTGAACAGGGACGGACTGAGAACCTCGAAAAAAACATTGATTTCTGCTTGGTCGCACTCGGGTTGCACGTGCAGAATCCTGCGGAACTTTACGGTGTCGTCGGCGAGGTGCCACATTCCCTGCAGAATGTCGACGTCCTGGGCGAGACCGGTCTGGTTGCGGTGCGACGAAATAAGATTGACCCTCATTATCGTCTCGCGCGTTTCATTGTGCCCTGCATTTGACGAGGCGCGCGCTTCATGGTTCTCGCCCTGGCGTTCATTACGCGGAGGTATTCCTTGCGGTTGGGGGCGGCGTGGCAGGGGTGAAGCGTCACGCCGCGGTCGCGAATCCACGTCAGCGGTTGGTTCGTCCACCGCCAAAATGCGTCGGCATTCTTAAAATCTACAGCGCTCTCGAAATCTGCTGTTTCGGTGACTTTATCGCACTCCTCACGGAGATCGCCATACCCGTACTGCGCATCAAATATTTCCATACAAAATTCACCATAAAAGGGTTCGACGCGGCGGGTCGAAGGGTTCCATACTGCAGATTCGACAGGGCGAAACGACTGCCAGGAGGTGTCCCAGACGAGCAGTTGATTCCCTAATATTTTCGTATAAATTTCGCCTTGAAAGCGTCGCGCCATATTACTTTATGCAGATTCGCCGTTTTCAGAAGCATAACGCGACTATGAAAGAAACCAAAGTCCCTTTGACTTGAAAGCGTCTATCTTTGTTTGAACACCTATCATCCAGTTTGCGTGGACGAACATTACTTTCGTCGGATCCGAATTCTTAAATTCTAATTGTTTATCGGCGTGTTTAGGGTTGTGTTCGTTGAAATACAATAGTCCGTTTGGAAATAAATTGCGGTTTAGTATTCCAATGCGAAGTTTCGATGCATTTAAAAACTTTAGAAAATAAATCTGGTCATTTTTGCTAAAATCTCTCGTTTCAATCATCGGTTTCACCAACGAGAGTGCCGAGGGGAAAAATAACATGCATCCCGTGCACGGCATGTAACAGTCATCCTGGAGTGCAACGTCAAACGTATCTTTTACTACAGCTATATACGCGTTCAAATCTTGAATGACAACCGTGTCTACATCAAGATACCAAACCGTCTTGCCTTCTCGAAGTAGTTTATCGATAACATGATAGCGCATGAAGGATATATGATCAAATCCGGGGGTATTGAAATCGTGATATTGGTTCATATCATCTCTACCTAGAAGATGTGTAGTATATCCTTTTGAACGAAGTGTCTCGTAACACAGACTGTCAATAGCATAGGCCACATAATTGGTCATACCTGCCCGCTTTATGGACTCCAGATGGTTTAGAGTCAAATCAATGCACCCCATATTGGATACGCTTATAAAGACCACGTCTGTAGACATTTATATATATATACACTCAAAAGAAGGACTTAAACTCTTTCGACTTGGTTCCCGTTACGTGCGGGTTCGCGGGGCGCCCGATGGGGTCGGGGAAGTCCAGCAGTTCGCGCTGGTTGTAGATGTACATGTTTATGCTTCCTAGAATATCTCCGACGCAAAAGTCGAGGACGCGCTCGTCGAGATCCTGAATTTCCTCGCGCTCCTTGCCAGGAACGTTTCGCGAGAACTGAAGGTAGTAGGCGCGCATGATGGTTTTGAGGTCGTCGGGACGCTGGCGGTCGATGACGTGCTTGCCGTCGCTCTTCTGCCAGACGCGGTAACGGATCTCCTGCTGCAGGTACTCCATGTTTTCATCCGAAAAGAACGCCTGGTTCAGGGCGTTGGGAGTGTGCACGCGGATGGTCGCCTGCTGCTTGAACGACGCACCGTACGCGAGTTTGGGGTCCTCGTGATGCGTGTCAAACAGACGGAACGCCTGGGTCGTCTTTGTTTCCGGGTCGCTTCCGTTTGGAACAAACCCGGTGTGCTTGGGGGCGTTGGGAACTGCCGACTGAATGTAGATCTGGGCGATCTCTTGGTTTGCGTGGGGGTAAAGTTCGCCGAGTCGAGTGTTCCCTGCTGCTGCAGATTTCGCTGTCGACATTCTTTGTATTCTTATTCACTAGCAGGAATCATTTTCACAATCTTACTTGCGTCGGGTTCTTGCGTTACGATCTCGAGGGCGAAAGTCGCCTGGAGATTCTTGTTCAGGATGGGCAAGACATAGTCCTGCGAGAAGATCTTTGTGTTGGGAATGGATGCCGTCTGTGATGCGTAGGAGCGGAGACATATGTTGCAGGTAGTCACGGAGAGCGCGGAGAACGTGGCGTAGACACTGCCCATATTGATCGTAGAAATCTTGGGTGCTGCCAAAAAGGATGTCCCATAACTTGCGATGGGAAGAACTGCCGATGTCGCAAAGTCTCCATTGCAAATGTCCGTGACGATGTAGTTATTGGAAAACGTCTGGAAGAGTGCTCTCAAGGTAGATGTCGAGTTTGAATCCGAAGATATTTGGGAGACTGCGGGTGCGTAAAACACGATCTCGTCGCCTACTCTCAGGTCCTTACCGTAAATTACGTTGCTATCCCCATAACTTGTCAGGGATACGGACGTATTTGCGACGAAGAACTTGACTTTTCCGAGAGATTGCCCCGGCATGATTTGCATGGCGGTTACGTTCAAATTATCGACCTGCGAATAATTGATACCTACTTCGTCGACCAGCAGAAGGTTTGCGTTGGAGAGTTCGCGCATGGGCGGGTCAAAGGTGTACGCCTCGCTCGCCCATGGGTAGAAGTCTATGTATTGCGATGGAAACGTTCCGGAGGGTTCGTAGATGTTGCGCGTCATCTGTGTGAGTGTAGCAAACGCACGCTGGACTGCTTGGGCGCCGCCGTACTGCCCTCCGTTCAGACTGCCGATGTTCATGAACGCATAGGACTTGGCGTGAAACGAGTCGGGGTATGCGATGGGTGTTCCCGCAAACGCCGATGGACTCCACGGTTGGTTGGCGCGGACGGGCAGTGTCGCGCGTATGAGACGAATGCTGCTCACGTTCGAGAAGCGCCGAGACGTAGAATAGTTGTACTGATTGGCGCCATAGAGTTTGGGTTGGATGTCGATACCAAGTTGGGCGCCACGCGGATTTGCAGAACTGTAGGTGGGGTAGTAGTATACGCGAACATTTGCGTCTCTGTACGAGAACGGGGTGGGTGTGTGAATAAACGCGCCGTTCGACACGACAATCTTCCACCCGTATGTGGGTTGGTAGGTTTGCGCCTGGGTAATAAAGTAGGGAGGGACAGTTGCACCCGACGCAGTGTTGAACGTCTGCTTTGCAATATTGGCGGGGGTCATGTAGGTGTTGCGTACGCCTGCGCCGACGATCAGGGCGTTCGAGGGCGTTTCGTACGCCGCGAGAGGTACCACAGTATTGTTGAAATAATATGGCGTCTGCGGTCCGTTCAAATCAATGTTCTGCTCGGTTCCAAACGAAAAAATGTTCGAATATGCATCGGGTTGAACTGTCCAATCTCGGTATCCGGTATTGATGAGAACGGTGTGTGTTTTCGGGATGGTGTCCGGCGCTTTCTGCAATACAAGATCCTCGTTGTGATCGCGTACGAGGTCGGCAACGCTTTCTTGAACGCCTCGAATATCTCCCGTAGGATTGTACGCGGGTTGACGGGCAACTGCATCTGCTTCTCCCGCACGCCGGTTCATGTACATTTGGACGCGCGGATCGTACTCGTAGTCATCGCGCGCTTCGGTGTCGGTTTCTGCGAGAAGAGACTGGTAAATTGCACGTCCGTTATCGCCCATATGTTTGTAGATTATACTTTCAGAGCGCATAAATCCTGCAACCAGAACTCGTTGGGCGCCGTGTGCTCAATCTGTGCGATCTGCTTGCGGAGTTTCTCGAGTTCCGCCTGGTGCTTCGCGATCTGCTCCTCGGTCACGCTGCTGAATGGCAGTTTGAGGAGGTCGTCGATGCACTCGAGGTCGTGAGTCTTAAGGATTGCGTGGCACTGGTCTGTGGACTTCTTGCGGAGATCAATCTTGTCCTCGCACATGAGCGTCAGGAACTTGACGACGCTGGAGTGCCAGGGCATCTTGGCGTTCAGTTCGGCGAGGAGGTGCGCCTTCCGCTTGACGTAGAGGTCCAACCTGGACCGAGCATAGTCCACGAGGATGTCATTGGGAGTGGAATATTTCTTGATCGTACCCGATGGGTCGAAGGCGTGCATGTTGGTGGTCTTGAGTTTGTCGGTGAGTCCGAGCGTCTTCTCGAGAACGTCGACCGCGAGTGCATCGTACAATAGAATTTCAAAGTTCACGTCCGTATCCGTCGAGGTGTCTGTGTAATCCTTGATGACCTCCTTCTTCTCGCAGTACGCGTCGAGCATCTGCTTGAACTGCGACGTCCAGTACCCCACCGGCAGGTCGGTGACGCGCACCGTCTTCTTTGCAGCATTGTACTCGTACTTGGCGGTCATCACAAAGTCGCTTCCTATGAGTTCTATGCGCCCCGTGAATCCGCGGTACCACGGGGCGAGGTTGCACGCCTCGAGTTTCGACATGTCGGCAGTATCCCCGCCGGCGAGCAACCACGTCTGCAGGGCGTCCTTAAGAATGGCGGGGTTGTAGCACGGCACGAAGGTTGAGTACCCCGTGCCGATGCCGCGGCACCCGTTGACGAGAAGCATGGGCAGGACGGGCGCGTACCACTCGGGTTCAACCGACAAACCGTCGTCGTCGCGGTACTTCAAGACGCCCAGATCGTCGTGGGGCACGAGGTGCTTGATGTGGGGTTGCAAATACGTGAAGATGTAGCGGGAGGCGGCAGAATCCTTGCCGCCTTCGAGGCGCGTGCCGAACTGACCCTTGGGGACCAACCACGAGACGTTGTTGCTGCCCACGAAATCCTGCGCCATGCCGATGATGGTTTCGTTGAGCGACATCTCGCCGTGGTGGTACCCCGAGTGCTCGGAAATGTACCCGGCGAGTTGCGCGACCTTGACTTTGTCGGTCAACTTGCGCTTGAGGCACCCGAACAGAATCTTGCGCTGCGATGTTTTGAGACCGTCCATGATGTTGGGGATCGAGCGCTCGAGGTTGTAGTAGGAGAAGTGGATCAAGTCGCGGTGCACAAACTCCTCGTAGGGCAGGCGGCGGTCGGCGTGAGGGACCACGATATCCGCAGCAGAGTGTCCCTGTAACCACGTCTTGCGGTCGTCCGCGCGCGCCTTGTTGAACGCCAGATCCACGGCGAGGTCGCTGTCGGGCGTGTACGAGAACTCTGTGATGTTCAGGTCCTTGAAGTATTCTTGCGCCTCGTCGCGCGTCGACGTGCCCAGACCCTTGTAGTACTGGATCGTCCACCCTGCGCCGGCGGCGACCTTCCACTGGTCGTACTCGTACTGCGTGTAGAAGGTCTGCGTCGCCTTCGCTTTGGTCGCCTTGACAATGGGGGTTGCCATGTAGGCGAGGAAACCGGGGATCTTCATGAGGTCGTGCCACAATTCGTGGAAGAGGTTCACGAGGAGACCGCGGATGTGCGACCCGTCGTAATCCTGGTCGGTCATGATCAGGACGCGACCGTAGCGCAGACTCGACAGGTCCTTATAGACCTTGCCCGACTCGAGACCGAGGATCTTCTTCAACTCGGCGATTTCTTTGGCGAGTTCGACCTTGGAGGCGCTGGAGTCCTTGACGTTCATGATTTTCCCCCGCAGTGGGAACACGCCGAAAGTCTGGCGCTGAGTCTTCGTAAGACCGCTGAGAGCCATGGCTTTGGCAGAGTCGCCTTCGGTAAGGATGAGGGTGCAGCGGGCAGAGTTGGTTGCGGTGCCGGCCCAAGCAGCATCCTCAAGTTTTGGGATGCCATAGATTTTGCTGTTCTTCTTTCCATCTGACTTTTTGTTATCCTTATCGTCCTTTTCTTTCTGCGACACGACGAGCGTGTCCACGAGTTCCAACTTGCTCTGGATCTTCTTCAGCGTCTCTTCGGGCAACTTGCACGTCGACCCAAACGTAGACGACTTGGACGTGAGCGTCTCCTTGGTCTGCGAGTTGAAGGATGGGTTCTCGATCTGCGCCGTGACAAACACCGCAAGGTTCTCGCGCACCATCGACGGTTTGACCTTGATCTTCTTCTTGGTCTCGAGGTAGTCCACGACGTGCGACACGACCTGGTTCGTAATGTAGTCGACGTGCGTGCCACCTTTCGAAGTCCATATGCCGTTGACAAACGAGACCTGGAGATGCCCGTCGATGGGCGTGTCGGCGACGACGACGCTCCAGCGCTCGTTAGAGAACGAGACCACGGGCGTGCTCACAAACTCGGTGGCGTAGACGGCGAGGTCCTTGCACTTGATGAGCGCGGCGTTCCAGTGGACCTTGACCTCCTTGCCGACCGTCATTGCCAGGTCGGTCGCGCGCCGACGGAAGAGACTCTGCATGCCCGCGCTGATAGATTTCAAACCGAAGCGCGCAAGGTCGGGCGTCCAGGCGACGGACACGTACGGTTTCACCTTCGAAGCAGCAATCTTCGGCGGGTGCACGACCGTCATGTTGGTCTCCCACGTCTGCGTGTACTTTTTCGAAGTTTTCGCATCCACGGTTTCCACAGTCAGCGACTCGCCAAAGATGTTGGCGAGTTTGACGCCGTACCCGTTCTTGCCGCCCACGAGTTTCTTCTCTTCCTTGTCGTAGTTCGAGGAGGTGAGCAACTCTCCAAAGATGAGTTGCGGAATCCAGACCTTGTACTCGGGGTGCTCGAGCACATCAATGCCCTCGCCGTCGTTCTTGACGGTGATTGTTGCGTCGTCTACGCTGATGTGAATGTTCTTGACCGGCGCGTCGCTCCCGCGCTGGCGCATGCGCACCACCTGGTCGTGCGCGTTCACCACGATCTCGTCAAAGAGTTTGTAGAGACCTGGGTTGAAATCGGGGATCGACTTGAGCACAAACGTTTCGTCACCTGCGTCCACAACATACATAGGGTCGGAGGGCGCCGTCTCGATGGATCCGACATAGGTATCGGGCAGACTCAGAATGTGCTCGCGGTGCGTGTGCTTCTTGTATGCTTTCGAAGACATTCTCCTGTATACTTCGGACCCCTCCTCCGAAAGTCCGGTTCGTTTTACACAGAAAAAACGTATTCATGTAAATGCCCCCTCGCGCCAAAAAGGCGAAGACCGCGTCTGAAGACAGCGCCGCACCTAAGGCAGATCTATCGCTTCCTCCAGTCATCTTTTTTCTAAAGGTTCGCAAGGACTTTGTTGTCCAAACGGATATTGACACTACGACCGTCCCGGAACCGGAACCCAAAGAGCAGACGACGTACTCGGACGTGCTTCGGGAGACGCACGATTCTGCTGCCGTTCGCTTCGATGAAAGTGTGGTACACGACCTTATTTCGAAACTGCATCTTATGACAGAGTACGCGCGCGAAACCGCCTGTTTCTGGTGCTGCCACTCCTTTTCGCAGTCGCCGTTCGTAATCCCGACCCGGTACGAGTCGTATACCAACACGTACCATGGGGAAGGACACTTTTGCAGTCCCGAGTGCTGCCTGTCCTACATTTACAACGATTCGAAACTGTTGGAATCGGAGAAGTGGTTCCGCCATTCTTTGCTAGTCTCTGTGTACGGGAAACTATACGAAAGCGCAGATATTCATCCGGCGCCCGACCGACGGGTTCTTCGCATGTTTGGAGGGAACCTGGATATTCAGCAGTATCGCCAACTTCTGCGTCACGCAACGCGCCCCCTCCACATCGCGGTGGCGCCGATTCGTCTGTATATGCCCTCGGTCAACACGCAAGCGTCGGCGCGCGACGTAAAGTCGTACGTCTCGCTGACAGCAGAAACAGTGCAAAAGGCGTCTCAGCAACTCCGCCTGAAGCGGTCAAAACCCGTTCACGAGGGAACATCAACGCTCGACAAGTGTTTGGGTGTAAGGTAAAATAGGCGCATGTTGTTTGGAGACATGCAATAATGCTAGGGCGTTTTTGGAATCAGAACCCCCAAACTGCTGCACTTCCGACGCCTCCATCTCCTCCACCCATCGAAATGTCGGCAGTCATTGAATGCGAACGAGGCGTGGCGCCGCAGCAAAAGGGCGGACAGAGTCCCCCGTTCCTCACGCGCATGGACGCCGTCATTCACTACGTCGCCTGCTCTCCCGCGACCAAGCGCCTCCTTTCCATAGCAAACCACGACTATCTGCCGTTTGAGTTTGACCCCGTGCGGGTAGGTGAAGATATTTACTTTCGCCTCCTCAAGATCGACGCAGACGAGGGCAGTATCAAGAACATCAAGTTTCAACTCTTTTGCAAGCAGGGCAACATCCGCGCCCTCCAATCGTTTGTCGACACGTGCAATCAGGACTATGAGCGCAAGATGCTCAATAAACTCGGGAACGACCTTTACTATTTCGACCAAGTTGTCGAAGGCAAGAAGAAGCAGCAGCGCACCAATCAGAACCCTCTTCCGATGGGATTTCTGGTGTACACGAAGCACAAGTTTTCCACGACGCGGACGTTTGAAAACGTGTACTTTGAAGAGCAACCCGTCGTGAAAAAGCGCGTAGAGTTCTTTTTGGGAAACCGGTCGTGGTACGAGCGCAAGGGAATTCCCTACACGCTCGGATTCCTCTTTCACGGTGCGCCGGGAACCGGAAAGACGTCCGAAATCAAGGCGATCGCCAACGTCGCGCGCCGCCATCCCGTGAACATTCAACTTTCAGAAATCAAGACCAAGACCCAACTTAGGCACCTCTTTTTCAGCGACGATATTCATGTATTCAACGGCAACACGCTGGAAAAGTACACGATCCCGATTTCGGAGCGCGTGTACATTATCGAGGACGCGGACGCCATGGGCGATGTTTTGCTGAATAGGGACTGGAAGAGACCCGAGAAACCCGCTTCGGCGCCGAAAGATCCCTTCGCGCTCGAACTGGATGACGATATTATCAAGGACCCCATCGATCTCGCTTTTCTGCTGAACTTGCTTGACGGCACTCTGGAATCCTCGGGGCGCATTGTTGTGTTTACCTCGAACTACCCCGAGCGCTTCGACAAGGCGCTGATTCGCCCGGGCAGGATCGACATGATTATCGAGTTCAAAAAGTGCTCGTCCAAGATCGTGCGCGAGATGATTATGGGTTTCTACGACCTGACCGAACTTGAGTGGAACCACCCTGAACTGGACGGCAAGTGGAGTCCTGCAGAAGTGAATCAGATCCTGTTCCGCAATTTTGAGGATCTGGCGCAGGCGATGCGCGAAATTCTGGAACTTACGCCGGGAGTCGATTTTGGGAATAGAGACCAAACACTGCTGCAACTACCAACGATAGACCCATCAGACCAAACCCAATGACGAATATGGAAATCACCCATCCGAGAGGGTAGTATCCCGACAAGATAGTTCCGAGAACTCCCAGCAGAGGCAGCGCCCACACGACGCGCATGGCGGTCGGAGTGGCGAACCCCATCTTGAGCGTTATGGCGTTCATGGCGACCCACGCAAGAGACCACACGAGAATGATGAACCCAAAGTGGACAAAGTAGTACATGAACCCTCCAAAATTCTTGACAAAGGGTTTCGGAGGTTCGTCCATCTGTACGGGGATCGCGTTTTCGTCGGGAGATTCGCTGACGACCGGATTATCTGGCGGACCCGCAAACATGCTCATCCCTATTATGTTGTAAACACGACATTTGCTTGACCGTTGGTAACCTTCAGAAAGTTGTAGGATTCGATGTAGACCGTAGAGTTATAACCCTGGTACTGGAGGTCGAGGTTCGTGGGAGTCGAGTACAGCACAACGACGTCGGCAGGATTGACGAGAGGTGCCACACCTGGCGCCGGAGATATCGTGGATAAAACGTTAACCCCTGGTCCAGGATTGGAGTTAAATACGGTTTCCTTGAGGACGGCAAGCGACGCCTGCGTCGTCAAACTCGTCGCTTGAACGGGCGGAACCAGCAGGGTATAGTTAAAGTAGGTCTTGTTGAACATCGATGCATTGACTGTCCCCGAGGGTTGAGTTACTGTGTTCGGGTCCAATGCAAACGAATATAGGTAAATCCCGGGCATCTGTTCGCTGTCGCCTTTGGAAAACTTGTAGTTCTGGATCTCGCGGAAAAAGTTGACATTCTTAGTAGGAAACCTATCCTTTCCGTCAAACACAAGGTTGCCTTCCACCATGATATCCTGCTGATTCATGGCGTTGGAGAATCCGTACCCGGATGTCAAAAACTGCGTTGGAGAATATATGTTGTTTGCACCGTAAGGATCTGTCCCGCCAACTTTCAAACTAAACGGGGTCTTTCTTCCAGAAATTACAGGCGCATAGCGCGTGTCCGTCCAATTCGTGTAGTTGTCCCAGTCATTAATGAGCGCTCGGTCCACGCGCTGAAACAGGGCGACGACGCGCGTGCACAGGTTGTACATGGGAATAAGCGCACTGTTCAAACCGTACTGCTTCTCGTTGCGCACGTACCGGACCTGGTTAACGAGGAAGGTGCGCTCGTTGGCAGCAACGTACGCGCGCTCGGTGTCTGTCAAAAAGATGTAGTTCGCTTCGATGTAGGGATCCATGTTCCAGTTTGTAAGCGCGCTGTTTATGGGGTTTCCAGACCTGTCGGGGTACGACAAAAAGTTTTGGATTCCCTTGTTCGTGTCTCCGGGTATACCGAGAATGCGGGTCTTGTAAGGTGCCAACGTAACGTTGTTTATGGTGAACAGATTGTACATGTTGGTGAGAGTGACGACAAACTCAATTTCGGTAAGGCGCATGCTGATGAGGGGGAGCGCCTGTCCGATCTCCTTGCAGAACCAGAACGGCAGGGGGATCTGGAGTTGGCGACCGCGGATGGAGGGAGCAGGTGTCGGATTTGCAGGAGTGTTGATGGCGTGGGGGTACTGATTTGTCCGACCTGCAGCGTTTCCAGGGTCGTACATGTCCGGCGTGTTCCCGACCATCTGATCAATGACGGCGCGCTTCGATACGTCATCCTGCATATAACTTAAAATCTTCAACCATTCGCCGGTCATGGTCACCATGGTCGTACCGTTGAAGTTTATGGCAACTTCCTGAATCATGTTGAATCCTATGTTCTTGTTCCATGTGAACTCATAGGGTGCGCCAAACGGAACGGTTGCGGCGGGGGTTGACGCGGGGGGTTGAGTCAGCGGCGACCAAATGTCGGGAAGGGTCAGGCAGAGGTAGCAATCGTGCAGAAGGTCAGCATAGTTGGGCACCTTGAAGCGAAAGGTGCGAGTTCCCGCCTGGGGAAGTCCGGTGTCGGTCACGTTGCGCGGGTCGAGGCGAAAATGCTCCATTGCAAAGTTCGTGGTGCGCTTGTAGAGTTTCGTAAAGTAGGACATGGACGGATTGCCATTGATGAGTACATTCTGCGCCCCAAAGGCGGTCAACTGCATCAGTCCCCCGGGCATATTATGTATACGCTATGAATAATGTATAGTCCGCTGCCGTATATCATTATTTTTTCGCTTCTGGCGTTTGTGGTCATACACGCATACATGAGCGTGCGCTACGGCCACGACTGGATTGGCGTAACTACGCGCAAGATGATGATCCGGAGCGGGATGACGCGCTCGTCGTCGGTGACGGAGATGTTTGACATACCGCAGACGCCGTACATGGACCGGTTTGGCGCCTTCACGAAAATCCCGAAAATGAAGGAGAACGCATTTTAATCTGTCAGCGCCGGATTGCCTTCAGAACAACTTCGACTTGCGACCGCGCGCGCTTCGGCAAATTCACGTGCGCGATCCGCCCGTAGACTTTGAACGATACGGTCCCGTTCCAGGGCGTTCCGTCGGCAATGTAGGGGTCAAAACGAGACTTGAGTTCCTGGATTTCGGGGGATTCGTACGGAATTCCAAATTCTTTCGTGAGTTTTTGCAGGACTGCAATGCACTCACGAAGGCGGTCTGCTTTGGGTTTCTCCTCGCTCATTATCTTTACGAAGGCAACCATTTGTTAAACCCGGGCGCGACCTTTTCGGGGCGCTGCTGGAACCCGTTCGTGTTGGGAACGCCCGTGCGCATGATGTTCGGGATCGCGTAGACGTTTGCGCCCAAGAACGTCGTGTACGTTGACGAATATGCGCGCTTCTGGTCGGCAGTGTTTGACGTGTAATACGCCGCGGTCGCCATGCGCTTCGTGTACTCGGTCACTTCGGACGCGCTCTTGAATTTGGGGGCGAAAATGACGTTCGGGTTGTTGGTAAACTTTGCTGCTACGTTCGCCATTCGGTATTATATTTAGACATTCGAAATTTAGTAAGGTAACACTGCGGAATGGCGCCTCTTCGTTTCCTACTGGTCAGCACGCACACCGAGCAGGTGACGGGGTATTCCAAGGTATCGCACAATCTGCTGAAGCAACTCGCGACGCTTCACCCGATTGTCAAGATCTTCCATTTCGGGTTTCAGCGCTCCCCCGCGCGGACGCAAACGCCGATGCGCGCGCTGCAAAATGTGATTCAGTACGACGCTGCTGCCAACGAGGATCCGCGCGAGCAGGGGTTCGGGTTTAATAAATTTAAAGAGTACGTCGATACGGTCTCGCCCAACGTCATCATGATTTACAACGACCCCATCGTCGTCAACCAGTTTTTGAATGCAATCAAAGACGTCCCGAAGACGTACAAGATCTGGGTGTATCTGGACCAGGTGTACGAGGGCGCCGACATGGGTCTGCTGCGCAACATTGAAAATACTGCTGACCGCATCCTGTGCTTTACCGAGTCGTGGAAGGCGCACCTCAAGACGCGCCTGACGACCGCGACGCTGCCTATCGATGTTCTGGAGCACGGCGTGGACACGATGGTCTTTAAACCGGGGTCGGACGGCGAGCGCATGGCGATCCGCAAGCAGTTGAATCTCGGGATGGATGCCAAGGTCATTCTGAACATCAATCGCAACAGTCAGCGCAAGCGCCTCGACCTTTCGATCATGGCGTTCGTCCGCCTCCTCAAGAAGAACCCGACGGTTCCGCTCTACATGGTGTTTATCACATCGGTCAAGCAGGAAGGCGGTGCATTTTACAACCCGCTCCAGATTTACCTCAATGAACTCGAGAAGCACGGTCTGGAGGCGCCCACGTACGGCACGCGCCTCTTGACCATTGATACAACTCCCCCGACGACCTACTACAACGACGAGACAATCAACCAACTCTACAACGCCTGCGACATCGGGATCAACACGTCGAACGGCGAGGGGTTCGGTCTCTGCCAGTTGGAGCACCTCGCGACGGGCGCGCCGCAGGTAGTGCTGGATTTGGGAGGGTACCGCTCATTCATGAACGAGGAGGTGGGCGTGTTTGCTCCGATTACCTCCTACGAGTACATGCAGCAGGGTGCGGGCGTGGGTCTCATCGAACACACGTCGACGCCCGAGTTGGTCTGCGAGGCGCTCGAGAAGGCGCTGACGATGCTTACTCCGGAGACGCGCGAAAAGTGCATCAAGGTCGCCAAGAGTCGCCCGTGGTCCAAGATCTGCGATTCGTTCCTGGAGTCGATCATTCAGACGAAATCCCCGTAAAAAAGCGGATGCTCGTGGGAGTCAGCGTTCCGATGCGCAGCAAGCGGTTCGCGTCGCCAAACGCAGGTTCGTCAAAGACCTCTTTGGAATCGGGGTCGATTAAAAAGACAATGTCCTTAATTTTTACGCGCTGGAGACGGCGCGAGCGCTTGACGATGTTGCGGAGATAGGTCTCGTCGCGCTCGTCGTCTTTTAGGTTCGGTTTGAACGCGAGGTCTTCGCCCTTTATGGTGGAGTCAAAGCGCAAGCATTGAAGAACAGGTTTTTCGCGACTATGAAGTTTACGATGAATTTCACAGTCGACTGCTGCCTGTTTTATAAGTTTAGTAATGCCTTCCGTGATCCTGCCCTTTTCGTACGAGACTTCGTAGAGGAACTCGTCGCTCGACAAGAACGCTTCGGGAGCGCGGGCGCCTTCTTCACCCGGCGGTGCGTCGTAGCGCTTGGTGCGCGTGTCTGCGCGCCGGATGGGCACGACGTTGAAGGCGGTGACGGATGTTGCTTGCTCTTTCGAAAATACCGAAAGGTAGAACGATATGCGAATGGTGCGCTCTTCGACGGGAACTGTTTGATCCACGAACGTGCTGCCGGACTGCAGGATTTGGCGGGTGGCGTGCGAGCACAGGCGGATGCCGCGACCCATGACTTGATCGTGTCGCGCGGGGTTCCAGTGCGGTTCCGTGATGTGGAGGCGGCGCACGTTTTTCAAGTTAATACCCTCGGCGCCGGACGAGGTTGCCATCAGAATGCAGAGGATGTGCTTGCCGCCGCCGCGCGCCATCATGCTTTCGAAGAGCGAGGTCGCGTGCTCGGGGTACTTCGCTTGAATTGTCTTGTAGTCTTCGTTGAATATGCACCGCACGAGTTCCTTTTCGATGAGGTCTTCGTCGCCGGTGTACATTGCGTACGCGGGTTTGGCGGGGTCCATGTCGGGACTCTCGCGGTACTTGCCGCCCTCCTTGACGAACCGATATCGCTGGTACCCGTTCGCATCGAGGATTGCGGTGAGAATCCCAAGTCCTTCGAGTTCCTTGTACTGCGAGTAGATGAACTGATTGTTGAATCCTTCTTCTTTGATGTTGGCGAGCATCTTGCGCATTTTCGGGGAGTAGACGGCGAGACCGGCGTCGCGGAGGTACTTGTCGGGGTTGGCGCGCAACCTGTCCAGAATCACAGACTTATCTGCTTCCTTATTTTCGTCCTGAATATCATCCTGATCTCCCATCAACTTGCGGAGGTCAAGGGGTACAGCATAATTGCACACGAGGCGGGAAAGGACGCGGTAGTAGGAAAAGTCGTCATTGAGTCCGCCGCTGCTCGACTTTTTGCTTTCTGCCTGAATTTCCTTCCACCGGCGCTCGAGGTATACGTTGAACTGCTCGTCGGACATTTCGATCTTTTCGAGCATCTTGTCGTCCTCGATGCGCTTGGGCAGCATGCGCTCGTCGCTGCCCTTGAAGTAGGTCACGAGACCCTGGATGCGCTTCTGGAAGAGAAGGGCGTTCTTGACGTTCAGTCCGTCGACAAACGTGTTCATGAACTCGGCAAAGTTGGTGGGCAGGCACTCGAGGTACTCGATATTTATGTACTCGCGCGCGCCGAGTACGCCGCCGGGAAAGATGGTGGGAAAGGTCGGGCGGACGCTGGACTCGACCCAGTCCTTTGCGTTTTTGTATTCGAGCACCTCGTCGTATTTAACGGCAATGCGGTCGCCTTTGGAACCGTAAATGGAGCGAAAGTGGGGAGGGTTGCGCGTGACCTGAATAGTGCGCTTGACGCTGTTGAACTCGACCGTGTCGACTTCGGGCATCTTTTGAAAGTATGACTTCATCCCTGCTTCATCCCACGTGGGCATCTCCTTGACCGGGATGAGAATGCGCTCGATGGGTCCGCGCAGGAGGTTCATAAAGTACGCGACCTCGTTCGGGCGGTTGATGACGGGCGTGCCCGAGAGCAGCACAACCTTGCAGTCTTTTGCATAATAGATCGCATCGTAGAGTCGCTTGCCGATTACTGAGTCGCTGATGACGCGCGAGATAAGATTGTGCGCCTCGTCGATGATCACGACTGAATTGTCGAATTTCGTGGATGTTTTTGGGTCTTCCTCGGGAATGAGAACTTTGACGCTTTCCGAATTCAGTCCGTTGTAGTTTATGAAGGTGTATCGCGCGTCGATGAGTGCTGAAATCTGATCGTCAATGCCGCGGCGCACGTCAAGAGGGAGGGTGTTGTAGTTCGACTCTTTCCCGGGAACAGTCACAAAGTAGCGCCCTTGTTTGCGAAGAAAGGAGTCGGGAATCTTCATAGCGAACGCAGGTCCCTTGTCCGCCTCGCTGTTGATGATCCGGGTTTCCCAGAAATTGTTGTTCCTGTAGATAGGGTCGCCGCAGGTGCGAATTTCTTGGCGAAAGTTGTCCTGTAGCGAGGCGGGCAGCAATACAAAGATCTTCTTGTCATTGAGGAGGGTTTCGGCAAGACCGATGGAGGAGCAGGTCTTGCCGCTTCCCAGACCGTGGTAGACGAGGAGACCGCGGTAGGGCGATTCGAGTGCCAAGTAGTCTCGCACGAGTTTCTGGTATGGCAGGAGTTCGCGGTTTTTGGAGGACGAGCGACTCAAACACGCGTCCACGCCGTCCTCGTCGTCTGACTTGTCGAGAGTCCTATATTTCAGGAAGATTCGCGCAATGTAGTCCGCAAACGCCTTGCGGTTCGGGAGAGCGAACGCTTCTCCGGAGACAGCGGCGGTCATTGTATCGAGACCGTAAATAAAATGAGCATGGTATACAATGTATACGCTGGACGGGGATCCGCGCATGTGGATGGTGACGCTCTACCTCTTTTTGGTGTCGGGACTTCTCTACTTCAAACCGCAATTGATTTTTGAAGAAGGGCGCGTGCGCGATTTTGGGACTGGCAAGAAGGGGTCCACCGTCTTCCCCCTGTGGTGGTGGATCTTTGTCCTCGCGGTGGTATCCTACCTTCTCGTCCACAACTTTATGGAGTAGGTCTCGCAGCAGGGTTTGATTCTTGCGCCGCCTTGACCTTTGCAGCAGCGTCCTTCGCCGCCTGCTGTGCTGCCAGTTTACGACGGAACTCTTGCGCCTCGTCGAGCGACGCGACGCACACGCCCTGAATCGAGTTCGAGGACAGGGAAAATACGCCGGCGAGCGCGGCAAGAGCAACGACGTACCCTATCGAAATCCAAGGAGACCCAAAAATATCGTCAAACGTGCGGCGGAACACGTCAAAGACGCGCACGATGTAAAAGGCGACAGTGGGGTACGCCGCCCAGATTGCTGCATATTTCGTGGACTTTTCGGTATCGGTTTTCTGGCAACTGCCAAAGGCGAATGCAAACGAGAGACCGATTCCAACTCCAAAAAAGAGACCGTAGACTACGAACCCTGCGACGAGGACGTAGAGCGCTTCCGTAAAGGAGCGAACGGCAAACAACCATTCCAACCACGTTCGAGGAATTGCTTGTTTCAGCGCTTCGACTGCTGCAGTTGCCGTCTCCATTCTACCCGCCGTATTATTCATGCGGAAGACGAACTTCAAAGGTTTGTACAATGTTTGCGAGGTCGTGTATGACTGCGCCCCGCTGCACGTACTGCGGTCGCGTCAACTTCAAGCACTCGTCGAGCGACTTCCACTCGATCGCCGAGATTTCCTGACGCTGGGAGAAGGTGAACTTTTGGGTTATGTCGTGCGGTTTTGTGAGGACGGCAACAAAGTACTTGTGGCGGTAGGGGATGCCGTTGGTGCCTTTGAAGGTTTCTTCGAGTTGGAGACCGGACACGAGGCAGTACTCGGAGCGGGGGATATTGGTCTCCTCGTAGAATTCGCGCTCGGCACACCCCTGGTCGGTCTCGCACTTGAGGCGGCGCCCCTTCGGGAACCCCCACTCGGGTTCCGCATAATTGCTCGTGGCGTGTTCGACAATGGTGCGGACGGCGCTGAACTTTTCGCAGGCGGAGTGGAATTCCTGCTCGCGGCGCTCGATGATGCTGTTGCCCCACAATTTCGCCCAGATGGACTCGAATTCTTCGGTGTTCAATCTAGCAATCTCGTCGCGCGTCATGTTCGAAAGAAGGGTGCGGACGTAATCGAGTTTCGAGGGATCGTACTTTCCGCGCACGAACTCGGCGAAGGACATGCTGTCCTTGCGGCGCACCATGAGGATCTCGATGCTCGCGGCGGGCGCAGGAAGAGTCGTGGGTTCGCTGGTTGCGCGGTTGCGCAGCAGCAGGATGCCGCAGGATAAGACGGGTTCTTTGCATTCTCGAAAGGGGTGTCCGCGCTGACCGCAGTTGTTGCAGAAGATTGTCGACGAGGAAGCGAGCATACAGTTACAGTTATCTTGGAGTACGCCTTTGTCTTTCCGTTTTTACCTACATACTAATAATGAGCAGCAGAACGAATGCGGCGACGCCTGCCACACCGCCATCCGGTCCTGCGCCGGTCGATGCGACATCTACAAATTACATGGCGGGGTTCAATGCGGGTCAGTCCGCAGCGTCTGCAGCAGCAGCAGCAGCAGCAAAGTCGGAAGCGAAGACGTCCCCGGGCGTTGTTCTGACACAAGACTCTCGGACGGGTCTTATCGTCACAGGTGTCGTCACCGGTATCATTGTGCTTTTCTTGGCGTACTATTACCTGTTCCGCCAAAGCGGGTTTATGCCCTTCACGTCGCGCATAACCTCGTTCCTAACCTACTCGATCATTGTGTCGCTGCTGACCTTTGGATCCTTCTTCATCTACCAGGGTATCGCGGGCGACAGGGCGTCATCGGGCAATCTTGCCAAGACGCCCGTCGACAGCAGCACCTCGGCGACCATTCCTGCGGCGTCTACACCGGCGCAGGCGGGCGTCAACGGCGGAAACTACGGTCTTCAGTGGTGGATGTACATCAAGGACTGGGACACCAAGTTTGGGCAGGAAAAGACCGTGATCACGCGCGGAGTGAAGGGCAGTCTCAACCCCTACATCTACCTGCACCCCACCGACAACTCCCTCGAGGTGAAGATCGATTACCACCAGACGTCGGGGAACTCGGCAGCAGCGTCCGGCGACGTCTTCAAGTGCCAACTCAAGAACGTGCCTCTTCAGACCTGGTTCGCGGTCGGCGTCTCGGTCAGCGGGCGCAACGTGGACATATACCGCGACGGCAAGTTGCTGCGCTCCTGCCTCCTGCCGGGCGTGCCCATGACGCCCACGGGCGATCTTGGGATCATGAGCAACGGCGGGTTCTCGGGCAACGTGATTGACGTCTTCAGTTACGCGCGCGCACTCACGCCCTCGGATGCACAGACCTTTTTCAACGCAGGAACAAAGGGCACGTCCTACACCGCCAACACTCTGCCATCGAAACCGTTCTTTGGGTACAGCGTCAACGTCGGCGTCACGGACAGCACAGGTCGTGTTACGAAACTTTTCTAGGCGTGTTCTAAATAATGGAAATCAGAACTATACTCATAACGCTGATGACCATCGTCATTGTGGGCATCGTCATGCTCCTGGTGTATGAGTTCGTATACAGCAGCAGCGGTCCTCTGTCTTCGGATCCCGTTGTTCCCGTAAAAACCAGCATGCCCCTCATCGACGCGCTGCACAACGGACGCGACTACCTGAAGATTGACACGAACCTGCCCCAGTCCAAGAACGAGGAGGGCGGCATTGAATTCTCGTTTGCTGCGTCTCTATATGTCGACGACTACGACTGGGAACCCAGCAGCAAGGCGCCGATTGTGTTTGTGAAGGGATCCTCCGATCTTTCGCGCCAGTCGCCGTCGGTCACTCTGCGCAAGAACCGCAACGAGATTCACATTGTGCAGGATACCTACAACTCCACGAAACCGGGCGTGGTCGTCATTCGCAACCTGCCCGCCAACAAAACCATCAGTCTCGTCATAACCATCAAGCAGCAGTCGATGGACGTCTACGTCAACGGAACGCTGCACACCCACCTGACGCTGGCGGCGCTCCCGATGCAGAACACCGGGTCGGTGATGGTCGGCGACAACGGCGGGTGGAATGGCGCGATCGGCAACTTCACGTACTACAACTACGCCCTCTCCTACCCCGAGATCCAGGCGCTCACCAATACGCGCCCGCAGCGCGATCCCAAGGATATTCCTGCGTCCGGACCCTTCTTTGGATCGGATTGGTGGGTGCGACCGATGTGAGTTTTATATGCGTATACTATAAACACTCGATGTTGTTCCGTAGCGCCCTGGCAATCGGGTGCTTTTTCAGTACGGCGCTTGGCGGGATTGGTCCGCAGGCGCTCTACAACCTCCTGAACGGACAGACGTTCAACCCTCCTGGATACACGATTGTCATGTACCAATCGTGTATGCAGAATCAAAACGCCGGAAACCCGTGCGGTTCCTTCTCGACGTTCGAAACGTCAAACGGCGTATACACCCGTCAACTGTACGGACCCGCGCCGGCAGTGTCGGCGACGTGCAGTCGCACCTTTTATCTGACGCTCGCGTGCGGAGCTACGACCAGCATGAGCGGGGTGAACGAGAACCCTACGTGCGTCTATTCGGCAACCCTGACCCTGCCGCAGGCGTGCGGCATTGACTTTACGGTGGGCAACGAAGCAGCGTCCGTGAGCGGGACTGCCGTTCCCGCGACCCCCAGCAGTACGCGCACGATAACGTGGAGTCCTACGCAAACCTATACCGGAACTGAAACCATCAGTCAAACGCAATCGTCTACCTATACGGGCACTGGCACGCAATCGCAAACCGCCACTGCTTCATTTACCTACACTGGGTCCGGAACGCAATCGCAAACCGCCACTGCTTCGTTTACCTACACTGGGTCCGGAACTCCGTCGGTTGCAGTGACTCCGACAAAGATATATGATATTACGTTAATCCCGTCGCAGAGCGTGACCCCGAGCGTGGCGGCGACGACGACGCCGCTCTTCATGATGACAGCGTGGTCGACGCCCAGTCCGGTCAACGTGTCGGCAACGAGCAGTCCGCGCTTCATGATGACGGCGTATCCTACGAACTCTAGCGGCGCTTCTGCAGGCGGCGGGGGCGGATCTCTGCTTGAAAGTATTGGCGTCGCGCCCGGCAGTTCAACTGCAACGATTTTGGGCGGGGTGGCGGTGGGTGCTATCGCGCTTGCCGGCGTAGCGTACGCAGTCTACCATTTCCGGAAGGGCGGGACGGTGGGCGGACTCGTCGACAAAATCAAGGAGAACAAGGACAAGATCGCCAGTGCGATTGAAACCGTGGTGCCCATGACCGAAGAGCAAAAAGCGAAACTCCATGCAGCAGTCAACGACCCCACGAGTCTTATGCCCGAGAGCGTGAAGCGGGTCGTCCAAAACGCAAGTCAGTACAAGGAGCAGGTGATTGCCTCTCTGCCCGTTTCGGAGGCGCAAAAGGCGCAGTTGACGACGGCAATCAACTCGGTGCAGCAGAAGGTTGTCGCCAAAGTCATGCAGTCTCCTGTTGTTGAAGTCGAAAATACTCCGATCCGCATCGAACTTACCGACCTCGATACGGCGGAACCCCACATCGCGGTGCTGCATACTACGACGGAAGTGCCGCCTGCAGATTCCCTGCAGCAGCGTTCGCCTGCGCTGCTCCTTCCGCAATCTGCGCCTTTGAATCACGTACCGACGTCTCAAGTTTCGTCAGACGATCATTCAGTTGTGTGATGGAATTCTGCAGCGCGCCGTTCGTTGGCGGAGGCGGCGGAATTTTCAGGGTCTCGTCTACGCCTTCCCTGTATGAAGAGGGCAGCATTGTGAGCAGGAGAATTGCGAGGGCGACAAATGAAATTAGGTATAGTGTAGACTTCTTCATTCTTTATTCTATCTAACTATTCAATAATAGATGTCCAATTACACTATCGCTTCGGCGTCGTACAAGGACAGCAATGCGAATTTCCTGGACCGCATCCGGGACGCCTCCGACGTCACACGAATGATCCGCCAGCAGGGTCTCAAACGGAATTACCAGATCCTTCGCGATAAGGGCGTCCCTGTCCAGGGAGGAATTCCGCAGTCGCACCTCGTGGATATGGCGCACACGGTAGGTTCGTTCGCCCCGATGAACTCGCTGATGAACGTTTCGTTCAGCGAGTGCGCGACGTGTGCTGGCATTCCCTACAGTCAACTAAAAGTTTCACTCAGTTTTGTCCGATACTAGATCCGCAATGTCTTCGCTCGCGTAACGGGAGGAGCGCATGGTGCGGCGCAAATTCTTGCGCAGTTTCTTTTTCTGTGTCCCCGTCATACTTCCGGGTTTGTAGGTGAAGAAGAACTTCAGAAACCCCAGCGAGTTTTTTGACGTTTTTTCCTTCAAATCGGAGGTGTGGCGCTTGATGTCCCGCAGCGATTCTTGGCGCCCGACGCAGTCGATCGGCGTCAAAAGTTTGAACCGGCGGTTGCCTTCGGAGTTCGCGAGGTCCACGAGGCGCTGGGCGATGCACACCAGGCGCCCCGTGTCGTAACTCTCGAGGTAGTGCTCGTCGGCGTAGACGAATCCGAAAAAGAACTGGAGGAGGGTCGGTATCGATGCCACGAGCAACCTTGATCGGGGGAGCGAATGATAACTGTGGCACGCAAAGGAGTCAAACACCCGGCAGAGAAGAACTCCGCTCTCCTTGTCGTTGATATCAAAGTGGCGGGGCAGAAGATCCGCGTAGGCGGGGGTGGATACAACTTTTGCCTTGCCCTTGAATATTGCAGCAATGCGGTCGACGACGGACTCTGTCTTGGAGGGTTCTGCAATCAAGTCGATGGGCAGGTTCCAGACGTTTGAATGTACGCGCGAGTGGATATCGATGGCGCGAACGCCCAGGACTATGATGTTTGTATTCTCGAGCACATCCTCAATCGCCTCGCGCTCTGCTGCAGTCATGCTTTCTGGTGGGGGAGGACTTCCCTTTGGCGGTTTACATCCGACGGGGTAGTGTTTGTTGAGGAGCGTGAGGCGGTCGTACACCTTTGTCCAGCGCTCAATGTCTCCGCGCGGTCTGGAAAGTTCGAGGTACATGGACATTCGGAGGAAGTTCGGCGTGACGTAGTGGATCCCGCCGACGTACACGTTCTCCTCCCACAACTTTTTAAAGATCGGCGGGTGTAGGTACGTAATGTCGGCAACGCCCATAAAGTCGACAAACACCTTGTAGGTCATGAGGTGTGCGCCGGGTTTGACCTCGACCGATTTGAATCCCATTTTGAAGAATTCGTCCGCGAGTTTCATCGCGTGCTCCTGCGGCGACTCGCTGTAGAAATCGTAGTCGGGGACGTCGTAGTGCGGGTCGTAAAAGCGCTCGGCGGGCGGCAGCAAATTGTTGATGGCGGTCCCTCCGTAGCACATGACGCGCTCGCGCTTGACAAAATCCTTGACGTGTCCAAGCACAATCTTTACAGCAGGGTTGTTCGCTTCGTCGTAATCAACCCTGTTCTGCGCTTCCTTCAATAGTTTTTTGTCCATTATATACTCCGAACAAAATGGATTAAACTGTCCGCCCGAAGTAATAGGGCATAGTTACAATGTCCTCTGCACGCGAACAACGTCGTCGCACGAAGAGCGGGGAGGCGGGACCGCCGCAGAAGGGACCGCCTGGCGCGCCGCCGCCGAACGGACCGAAGTCGCCGGGAAATGGTAAAGGCAGAGGTAAGGGTAAGAAGGGCGCAGAACCGGACGAGACCGTGCGCTGGGTGGACGACGACACGCTGTTCGACGATGTTTCGGACAGCGACGACGACTCTACCTATGTCGATGAGGAGGATGAAGAGGACTCAAGCGAGAGCGGCGAGACGCAGAACATTCACGGCATCAAGGTCCCCGCCAACATGCCCGTGTCGGTGAAGATCCACCTGCACGCCAACGTGGGCGACGCGGAGATGGAGTATGACGGCGAGGACGAGGACGAGGACGAGGAGGGCGACGAAGAGTACGACGACGACGACGACGAGGTGGACGACGATTTCCTCGCCAAATACCTCGCGCGGCAGTTGGGTCACGGATACCGCACCGGCGGAGGGCGCGCTGCTACCGAGTCGGGACCCATGCTCATCATCACCGACGACAGCACCAGCAACCACCGCAAGTCTAAGAAGGAGAAGGATGGCGACAAAGATATACCGATCAAACTCTACCGCAAGGAGCGCGAGTATTACGACGAGATGCCTCGCAAGACCCGCAAGACTCTGCTGAAAAAGATGTACTCCGTCTCCGATCTGCTCGGAGAGTCCGAAATGCCCTTCAAGTTCCGCGTGCTCGACCTTGACACGACCCCGAAAATCCAGACGGAGATCATTCGCAAGATCGACGCCATGACGCGCATGGGTCCCGAGAGCGGCGAGACGCAGAAGTTGCGCAACTGGGTCGACGCCATTCTGCGGGTGCCGTTCGGCAAGAACATCCCGCTGCCCGTGACGTTCGACGACAAGGCGAAGTGCGCCGGGTTCTTGAGGGACGCGCGCTCGCAACTCGACAAGGCGACCTACGGCATGGTCCCCGCCAAGACGCAGATCATGCAGATTCTCGCCCAGTGGATTTCCAACCCTATCAGCGTCGGCAACTGCATTGCGATGAAGGGTCCGATGGGCACGGGCAAGACCTCCTTCGCGCGCAACGGCATCGCAAAGGTTCTCGAGCGCCCGTTCATGTTCTTCTCGCTCGGCGGCGCGTCCGACATCGCCCACTATTCGGGTCACTCGTACACCTACGAAGGCAGTATGTGGGGGCGCATCATCGACGCCATCATGCAGGCGCGCTGCATGAACCCCGTTCTGTACTTTGACGAGTTGGACAAGATCTCGGGCACGCCGCACGGCGAGGAGATTACCTCGATGCTGATCCACCTGACGGACCGCTCGCAGAACACGCAGTACCACGACCGCTACTTTGCAGGCATCGACTTTGACCTCTCGCAGTGCCTCTTCGTCTTCTCCTTCAACGACGAATCGAAAGTGCACCCCGTTCTGAAAGACCGCATGTCGGTCATCCAGTGCTCGGGGTACAAGGACGACGAGAAGAAGATCATCGTGGCGAACTACGTGTGGCCCGAAGTTCTGAAGCACGCGGGCATCGCGCGCGAGGACCTCACCGCAACCGAGGAGGCAGCAGAGTACATCATCAAGGAGTACTCCAAGGGCGAACAGGGCATGCGCAACATTATTCGCGTCGTTGAAACCGTCGTCTCGCGCATCAACCTGCTGCGCATCTCGGACGAGGAGACCGCAAAGTCATACAAGTTCTACACCAAGATCGCCTTCCCCGCGAAACTCACGAAGGAAACCGTCAAGACGATTTTGAACGACTTCTCTGCCGACGCGCCGGAGACCTGGCGTTCTATGTACAATTAAAACAACTAAGTCTGTCATAAATGTCGACGGCAGCAGCAACATCGATCAAGGAAGAATCGCACTTCGCCAAGCGGCACATCCGCAACCGTTTTTCGCTCATGGTGCTGCCCCAGGTTTCGGAAGGTATCTGGAGCGTCTACGACAACGCCAAGAGCATTTGCGAAAAGAACAACCAGACGGACCAGATCCTGATGACCTTCCAGAACCTCCTGACGCGCATCCCGCAGTGGACGGACGAAGTTCTCCAGACGGAAGTCAAGCGCATCATTGCTGCTTCGAAATGCGGGTACCTCGAGGAACTCCTGACGGGCGTGCTCCTCGCCTACCTCCGCACCTTCGCCGCCGTGCAGTACCGCGCCTCGCAGGACAGCATCGAGGTCGAGTTCGAGCGCCCGCCGCTGGGTCGCTTCATCCACGAACTCTACAAGGAGGTCGCGCGGCGCTGCTGGGAGAACGCGTTTCTGTTTCGCACAGTCGGGGTGCGGTCCGAGCAGCAGGCGCGCAACCGCCAAGACATTGACCGCATCATCGACACTGCAATCGACACGGTTCTCGACTCGTTCTTGCCGTGGGAGTCCATCGTCGCCAACTACTTCTCGGTCGGCGACGCCGGCGACGCCGGCGACGCAGAGTCCGTAGTCTCCGAAGCAGCGCCTGCTGCGCCCGCGCCTGCGCCGTCTGCCGGACCTTCGGTAGTCAAGTTCGCCGAGACTTCGGATACCGAGGATGACGATGACGATGACGCGAGCACGGACTCTGAACCGCCGAAGATTCAACTGACGGAGGAAGCAGTGGACCTCGAGGGCATTGCGGATCTCGACGAAAAAGAGGAAGTCGTGGACATCAAAGTTCCGGAAACAGAAGATGGCAGCGCATCGCTCGTTCTAAAACTGTAAACGAACGCGCAAGGTGAAGTAAACGATGGTCGATACCAACATTCTGCTGATCATTGGTATCGTTGCCGTGGTGGCAGTTGTTTTGTACGCGGTGGAGCGATACACGCAGAAGAAACCCGTCGAGTGGATGGACGCGTCCAAGATCGGTCTGCTGTCCGGGGCGGGCGCGGGCGGCATCGTGTACGCGATGGGCGGCGGCGAAAGCGCGGTTTCGGCAGTCGCAGAGATGGCGTCCTCAGCAGGCGGCGCCGTGCAGGACATGTTTGTCGGCAAGCCCAGTTTCTGATTCTGATTCCTGCACGACCCGCACAAATCCTCCGACGTCTATATCGTACTCGTATGAATTCTCGGACGTTCCCTGCTTGTTGCGGAAGGATTCCACGACGCAGTTGTTTGCTATGAGGTCGTCGGTAAAAAAGTTCGGGCACTCGACGTGGTAGTACGTCACCGGTCGGCCGGGAAGGTGTTGGTAGACCCCGCTGTTGGGGTGCGTCGCAAGACCCGCGGGGATCTGCCACATACCCCTCACGTCCTGGATCACGTGCGTTCCCGACACGTGCAGGTCCTCGTCGGGAACGTTGCGCGAAATAGCACCCTTTGCGACCACAAACGGCGCCGTATCTTCGTCGGTTTTAGCGATTTTTGTTTTGAAGATCTTTACGGGCACCGACCGCCCGTCGCTGGTCGTAACCTCGTCGCCGTTCTCGAGCGTCTCGACGCGGCGGTACCCCCCAGGTGTCAGGATGCGCGCCCCTGCGAGGAAGCACGGGACGGAATTCAGAAAGGATACGAGCGAATAAGGGGTGTTTGGAGAAGTCGAGTACCATACAGTTCCATACGCAGGATAGACCGTCGAGATGGGGACCCCAGTAAGTCCCTTCCCCGCGTTCAGGAGCGACGACGCAACCGTATCTTTCCATACCCCGCCGTCGTTTGACGAGCAGTTTGTGATGGTATTCCCGGTACCGAAGGCGATTAATCCGTTCGTAGTGTAGCAGTTCGTTACTGTAGTATTTACTGCATCCTTGGGTGATATAGCTGTCGAAAATTGATTAACGCCGACAGTTCCTGTGTTATAACAGTTTGACACTGTACAGTTTTGCGAGTAATACCCTAGTATTCCAGCGGTTCCAACAGTTGTTCCATTTATCGGGCACGTATTTATACAGTTTATTGCCGAGCAATTTGATTGTACTGCTCCAAAAATCCCCCCGTCATAATCTGTTATAGGTGCGGTTCCGGTATTTGCACAGTTTCTTGCGGTGCAATTGGATGCATTTTGCGAAAACATACCACCCGATCCGCCATTAGTATTTACACAATTGCTTGTAACCGAATTACAAGTTAAACAACCAAACATCCCACCGGCGCCGTTGCCGTTGACTGCGTTGGTTGTGCAATTCACAGCACTATTTGAAGTACCGTATCCCCCAAAGAGTTGTCCCTGAAGATAATTCGTACCACAATTCGCACTTGTCGAGCAGTTGCTCGCAAACCCCGCGTTTATCGATGTACCAAACAGCCACCCTGATGCTATGCGGTTCATGGTATCAAGACCGGCCAACGTTGACCCTGTTTGGTCTACATTTAAGTTCAAGACGGTTGCGGAACCGTCAAACAATCCCCTAAAGTTTGCACTATTTGTAATCGTAATTGTATACCCACCGCCGTCAAAGATAGCACTCGTTGCGCCGGTGTGGAAGGGCGACGCGCCGCTCGAATACCCCGTGACTGCCAGACTACCTTGGAGTCTGTAAATTGTATTTGCTGCCAAATTGCATTGTGTCGGGGACGTGAGTGTTCCGCCGGGGATAGTACTGACCGGAATTTGAGAGTACAGGTTGTAGGGCGTGTTTGCGGCGGGGGAGTACCATATAGACCCCACCGAGGAGGCGGGCAATTCGCTTCGGGGGACGGGCGCGCCCTTCAAATACTGCACGGCGTTTGCGTCGGTCCACGAACCGCTGTCCGAGAAAGAGGACGTACCTCCGTAGGGTCCGATACTGCCGTTCGTCGTGTAGCAATTCACTGCGGTTCCATTTGCACCTGCGTTGTGTTCATCATTTGTCCACGACAATATTCCAAAATTGTTTACTGGATCTGTAATCGACCCAGTATTGTAGCAATTGCTCGCATAATTGCGAGCACCCACTTCGCCAAATATCCCGCCTGTGTTACCCTGATAACCTGCTACAGAAATGGGCGTTTTATTTATGCAATTAAATGCAGAACAGTCATAAACGGCGTGAAATAATCCTCCTGAATAAGGAGTGATAGTGTTACCTTCCGAACATGTGCAGTTTATTGCAGTACAGTTACTTGCATAGGCCGAGAATATAGCGGCACCCCCTCCCGTCCGTCCACCGACGCTTATACAATTACTCGCCAAACATCCATTTGCGTAAAACCCAAATATTCCTCCACCCTCAGTCGTTCTTGATCCATTGTTTGTGCAGTTTGTAACAGCGGTATTTGAAGCGTATGTTCCGACGATACCTCCTCCAGAATATCCGGCAATGGTTCCGTTGTTTGTGCAGTTTGTAATCGTGCAATTACTCATCTCGCGCCCACCGATTCCACCGCTTTGGACGCTGTTCATGGTTCCATTGTTTATGCAGTTGGTAATCGTGCAATTACTCGATCTTCCCGCCACAATCCCCCCACAGTACGTAGACGAACTATTTCCATTGTTTATGCAACCCGAAACAGTACAATTGACCGATTGGTATCCGAAAATCCCCCCTAAAAATACTTCATTACCCGTCATGGTTCCATTGTTTGTGCAACTTATAGCAGTGCAATTACTCGCACCTTGTCCAAAAAAACCACAGCACCCCGGTCCATAAATTGGACCGTTATTTGTACAATTGCTCGCGATTCCTCTGTTTGTTTGACTCGCAAAAAACCACCCAGACGAAGACAGTGTTGAAGTTCCGGTAGCAGCAGTAGTCAGATTCTGCACCGACAAACTACTATCAAACATTCCCAAAAAGTTCGGCACGCCGCTTATGGTAATCGTATACCCTCGCCCGTCAAAGACAATACCGCCGCCGGCAACATTGAACGGCGCCGCCACGTTTGTGACCGTCGTGTTGCCGGTGAGTATATACGTCATGCCCGCCGTATTCAGATTGCATGTCGACGTTATGTTCGTTGCTATGTTCTGCGTAGGCATAATCCTGTATTATGTATTACTCTAAATAAATTCATATACATCAAACTACACATCGACAAACAAACAATCCTCGCCCGCCGGAACCTTGCTCTCGAACACGTACGGACTTCCAAATAATTCAACCTGCTTTCGCGGCACCGCGTCGCGCGACCACCGCGCGATCGCCTTGTAGAGTTGGAACCCTCCGTATCGCTCGTGCTTGTCTCCCTCCCGCGCGTTGCGGAACAGGACCGAGGTTCCGTCGGGCAGGGTCAACCACTGCATGAACATCCGGTAGAGCGGGTTCGCAGAATATTCGTCCGACACGCCGTGCGGGAAGCAGTCCCAGAACACGGACGCCGCCAGTCGGACCAAATCGAAGGACGCGTTGGGTTTCACTTCAGGGTACTTTGGGTTGTAAAAAGGTTCGACGTTATACTGCCCGCCCGCCTCCTCGTCGGGGTGGAACTGGTCGGACATGAAGAACTTCGCCTCGCGCAGTTTCGGCAGTTTCACGGAAAAGGTCGCGCGGTCAAAGTCGATGATCTTGATGAGTTTGCCGTAGGTGGGCACGCGATACGTCGTTCGCTTGCCGGCAGTGCCGCCCGCCATACTGTAGTAAAAGAACTCCTTGTCGGTGGGGACGTACATGACGTTCATGACGTGGAGGTCGTTGTGCACGAGTCCGAACGTCCTTTGTGCGAACGACAGTGCAAAAATCACCTGGGCGATCCACGCGCACCGCTTTTCGACCTCGGGGTTCTCCTTGAACAGGCGGTACAGCGTGCCCTCGCACTGCTCCATGACCGTGATCTGGATGGGCGCGTCTTTGAAGACGGCGTGCGCAAACCCGTCATCCTCTTCAGGGTCGTCGAAGGGTTCGTCGCTGGGTTCGGTCGTGCCGCCGGAGGAGCGCGAGCGGATCTCGAAGCAGTAGTCCGTCGAGCACTCCGAGTCGTACGACCCGTCCTCGTCCTCGTCGTCTTCATCGTCATCCTCGTCATCCGATGACACAACTTCTTCGAGAACTGCAGCACCCGCAGGAGGAGCGGCAACGACATCCATGGGCGGCAGGTCTTGGATTCCCAGATCCACTTCGCTGTCGGCATCCTCTAGTTCCAGATCAATCTTGTCGGGCGACTTGATTTTGAGTTCGAAAAAGTGTCCGATGTTCTGCGAGAACCACGAGCGGTCGCACAGGTCCTCGTAGTCGTACGAGATGTCTATAGAATGTTTCTCGGCGACGCCGGAAAACACGCCGTAGACTTTCGGGAAGTGGGGGCATCCGGTTTCCGAAAGGAGGATGGAGGCGAGAGAACCGACGTACGCCGAGTTGTGCGGCGACTGGAGGCGGGCGCTGCGCGTATCTTCGCTCTGCGGCAGACCTGTTCCAGCATAGTCCCCGCGCATGACATTGTAGGACGAAAAGAGCATGGACTTTTTGAGGTGGACCTTCTGCTCGACGCCGCCCGAGAAGACCCGGTCGGGTCCCGAGATGGTTTGCAGACCGTACCTGGACTTGATTCCGAAGGGGTAGGGCGTGCGGATCGTCTCCATCTTGAAGAGTTTCTGGATGCAGGGGAAGAAGGGTTGGATGCGGCGAAGACCCCAGTGCGCCTGCGCCTGCTCCTGGAGTCCCTGGATGTTCGTCAGTTTATGAACCTCGATGGGGACATTCGAAGTTCGCAAATCGGGAACATGCTTTTGCGACGGAGGCATTATGTCTACGCTTGAAACAGGATTGCTTGTTTTTACGCTCGCGCTCTACGCCCGACCCCGAAAGCGTTCTTTTTGCCGCTGACTGTAGCAAAGTGACCCGTCGAGAATCGACCCCTGTTCGGGGAAGTAGTGGTCGAACATCTCTCCGAGCGCCGTCTGGAACAAGTAGCGCAACTTGTTGGTGAGGTCGGTCATGAAGATGAAGATGGCGGACATGAAGAACATGCCGCTGGTGTAGGAGTCCACGAAGTCCTGCAGTCCGTGGCGTACCGGGATGATCGGCGCCGACGTGTTGACAAAATAGACCAACCAGAAAGCGCCCACCGCAATGATCGCGATTTCGAGGACGACGTCGAAGACTTGGAAAGCAAGTCCCTTCTTTTCCCACTCCATTCCCTCCCGCTTCTCCGGGTTGTACACGTCGAACAGGTAGTACAGGACAAAGGACATTACGCCGCCGGCGAGGGTGTAGAGCGCAGCAAAGATGGCGATGTTGCCCGTCACGCGCAGCGAGTCGTCGCGCGACATTTTAATTCCGTGGATGCGGTACGCGTACATGCTGTTCGGCATCCTCCGACGTGTTGCTTTAACACGCGAAAAAATCGAGGTCTACAATGTAAGAGGATGAACTTCAACATTCGAAAATTCAGCATGGAGGTCATCAAGGAGCGCTGTGCTCTTGACTCGCGCAAGTCGCCCATGATTGTGATCATCGGCAAGAAGGATACCGGGAAATCCTTCTTGGTCCGCGACATCCTGTTTCACACGCAAGAATGCTTCCCCATCGGCACCGTCATTTCCGGTACAGAAGTGGCGAACGAGTTCTTCCAGCACATGGTCCCTTCGAAACTCATTCACGACAAGTACAAACCCGAAATCATCATGAATGTGATCAAGCGCCAGTTGGGACTGAAGCAGCAGCGCAACCTTTCCAAGTCTTCCACAATCGACCCGCGCACCTTCTTGATCCTGGACGACTGCCTGTACGACGCCTCGTGGATCCGCGAGGAGTCCACGCGCTACGTCTTCATGAACGGGCGCCACGTCGACCTTTCGACCATGATCACCATGCAGTACCCCCTCGGCATCACGCCCAATCTGCGCACCAACGTCGATTTCGTGTTCATCCTCCGCGAAAACATCCTGGGCAACCGCAAACGTATCTACGAAAATTACGCAGGTATGTTTCCGACGTTTGAAATGTTCTGCCAGTTCATGGACCAGTGCACCGAGAATTACGAATGCCTCGTCATCTGCAACTCCAGTCCCTCCAACAAACTCGAGGACCAGGTCTTCTGGTACAAGGCGAGCGACCACCCCTCGTTTCACCTGTGCTCCGACTCGCTGTGGGCAGACAACAAACCGTTCATGTCGACGATGCTGGCGGCGGGCGAGTACAACCCTGCCGAAATGGCGAGCGCGCGGCGCGGACCGGCGGTCTGGGTCAAAAAAGAGGGCGGTGGGTCGAGCAGCGGCGGCGGCGCAGGACGATATTAAACTATGCAATTCACAATGGACTACGAGATCCTCGTGTACGAGAACAATTCCATGTACGACACGCGCACTGCAAATAGTGGGAATGTTTTAGATGTATTTTTGGACACGTGTAGACAATATGTGAACCCCGAATACGTGAATCAAGATTCCACGGAGTTCCATTCGAGCAATAAGTTTGTGTCGTACGCCGACCGATCGGGAAACGACAAACCGATGCTCGTCATTTTAATCGGAACGATCACCGATGAAATGGTCGTCGCCATACAGGACGGACTGAAAAAAATGTACACGCACTTCTGCGAAGACTGCGGAAAGGAGATGGTCTTTTTGCGCACGGGCGTTCTGGTATGCAATCGGTGTTAGTCTAGTACGACCAACTCACGAGGTAATTTACGTCTGCATTCACGAACCACTGGACCGCAGCATAGAACTTGTTGTGATCGGTTGAGTCCCACTTGCGGTCGGCGTACTCTTCCAACTCGACCTCGACCTCGACCTCGTCCCACTGCGGAAATCCGTCGAGAAACATCACAGCATCCACGATCGTCTCGTGTTCACCAAACGATCGAGTATACTCGTAAAATACGGGTCCGCGTAACTGCAGGAATCGCCGGAACTCCTCCGGAACCACTGCTATTTGCGCCAAGTCAAACACCTTGGCGCCGTTCTTTCCGATAAAGTAGGGTCTCCCTGTCGCTTGGCAGACGCTCAAATTGCACGAAATACTCATGTCGAACCCCATCTTTCTATCATGTATTCATTGCTCAAAACATTGAAATCCGTTTTAGAGACCTGCGTCTAAAAATAATGTATATTTTTGTATAATAAATGAGTGCCGCCAAATCTGAAGCGCTTGCTGCGAAGGCCAAGGCAGACCGCTTAGCAGCGCAAAGACGTGCCATGGAAGCGCGACCAGCGGTGTTTGACCCCAGTGTGTTTGGTAGTCCTAAAATTTCAACGACAGTAAGTACTAGTAACCTTTCGGACTTAAAGGAGCGCGATGTCGGTTTGAAAAAACCTGGAGTTGGAGGTCGTCGTCGCCGCCGGAATACGAAACGCAACCGCAGGGGTCGCAAGACGCGCAAGAACCGCGTCTAATGCTGCTAACATCATCAGAGACCGCGGCGGCGGTTGCGGGTTGTTGATCGTCTGCGGCGGACGCTGCGGACGCTGCGGCGCTTCGTGGCGCGACGCCGCCTTTTACCCCCGAGGTTTCTCGCCATCACGTCGGCATCCATAAATTTCTGGAGATTTTCACCCGCCGCATCAAACGCACTCTGCGCCGCCTATATTCCCGAGTTGTTTCGCTTCGCATTCTCAAGTTCGGCAGCAGCGCGCCTGTATTGGTTGCTGGCGTTTTTTACAGCAGTTTTGACATCTTCTTTTTCCGAGGCAGATGCCATTAGTCTATCTATCTATAAATTTGCGGCGCGCGCTCACATGTCGCGCATCGCGCCCTCGGACGGGTGGGCGGGCGCGGACGCTGCCGCGAGAACCGTCGAGAGCGTCTCGCGCGCGGAGGCGGGGGCGTCCAGGATCGAGGTGTTTGCCGCACCTCCGCCGGCGTTCGCGAGGCGCTTGCGGGCGTTCTCCTCCTTCTGCGCCTTGATAGATGACTCGCGCTCCTCCGCGAAAAAAAGTTCGCGGTTCGCCTCGTTCTCCTTGTACTTGCGCATGATCTCGTTCAGCTGCGTGTTGGCGTACTCGACGTTCTCCATGAGGTGCTCCGAGGGTTCCCACGGCAACCAGCACCCCACGCGCCCGATCATGAGGTTGTCCTTCGGGTACTTGCGCTGCAGGACCTTGCACCACAACTGCGCCTCCTCGTACGACGGGAACGAGCGGCGCACCTTGACTCCGCGAATGTTGCACTGGAAGTTGTTCTCGCGGTCGTACATCTCCTGCAGTTCCTTCTCGTGCTTGAGCAGGAAGACCTGGTACTGCTCGGGCACGTCCGTCTTCTTGATGTCTTCGCGGTGCGTCTTCTCGAATTCGCGGAAGTCCTTCATGATGTCGTCGATGTTAATAGAGTACTTCTTGGAGAGGAACGCCACAAAGTGCTCGACGCCCTTCACCTTCCAGTCGTAGTCCATCCACTGAATGAACTTCTTGAAGTAGAAGTCGTTCTTCTGGGCGATGACTTTTTCGGGCGAGAGGAAGGACACGATGCAGTAGCGCTGGTTCGGCAACTCGGGGTCCTCGTCGAGGTAGTCCACGACGCCGTCCTCGTCGCGCGTCGGGAGAGTGACCTTCTTGTCGACTGCCGGTGCCGGTGCCGGTGCCGGTGCTGCTGGTGCTGTGTTCATTATCAATGATTGATCGGCGATTCTTAAAATACTAACGCGGCAACTGTTGCGGGTCGAAAAAATGTCCGCGGTAGATACAAACAAGCAATGTGGGGAATGGCACTTTACGCAGCAGTTCTTTTCTACGCCCTGACGCCGGGCGTCCTGGTCTCGCTCCCGCCGGGGGCGTCGCGCATGACGGTCAACCTCACGCACGCCGTCGTGTTCGGCGCGGTCTTTGTCCTCACGCACAAGATGGTGTGCAAGGCGCTCGGCGACCGCATGTAAAGTCGCGCTCTAAGACAATTAAATGCCGCAATTTAAAGATTTCATCGACACTGCGTTTATCGCAAGGTTCAATTGGAAGTGGGGATCGTTCTCCTTTCTTCCGATCGCATTCGGCGTCGCCATGGCGCTCGTTGACGTCGTGATGATGTTTGTTTCAAAGTTGGTCCACCTCGGGAAGATCCCTTACGCCGTCGGTCTGCCCCTCGCGATGGCGGCGTACACCGTGCAACCGTACTTGTTCATCAAGGGCATGAACTACGAGGGTATGGCGGTGATGAACCTCATCTGGAACCTTTCGAGCAACTTTATCATCACGCTCGCCGGAGTGTTTCTCTTCAAGGAATCCATCCGCGGTCTGCGCTGGTTGGCGATCTTGATGAGCGTGTTCTCGCTCGGACTGTTCGCGTACACGGGCGGCGAATAGTATTGAAAATTTATCCTCGGTTGAGTATAAACAAACGAAATGTCCGACAGTTCGTCTCAGAAGGCTCCCGCCCCGCCCGCGTTTGGCATCGACGTCGCCGACCTCGTCAAGCGCCTCATCAAGTACGCCCTGGAGGGTCTCGCGGTCGCCGTCGCGTGCTACCTGCTCCCGGGCAAGAAGTTGCAGGTCAACGAGATCGGGACCATCGCCCTGACGGCGCTCGCGGTCTTCGCTATCCTCGACATCTACGCCCCGAGCGTCGGGTCGTCCGCGCGCACGGGCGCCGGTTTCGGTATCGGCGCGAACCTCGTCGGGTTCCCGGCGCGCTTGTAGACGCTTCTTTATGCGGCGCGCTTGTAGACGCTTCTTTATGCGGCGCGCCTGTAAACACGACACCGTCCCCTTCCCGAATCCCCAGGCGCCCGCACGTGCCGCCTAGCATTTCTATAACTCTGTTCCCGCGACCGGGATAGGTCGTACACTCTTTCTCGCCTTCTGCACACGGAGGACAATTGCGATGAATCTTCGTAATTGTGCTCCCGTCCGAAAACAGCACGTCCAGCAGCACGATGCAGTTCTTCATGTGAAAGTTATGCTCCTTATCGTCTACGACAAACACCATCGCGTCGGCGCCGATATCCCCGAAGGTTTTTCCCATCATGCCCCGCGCAATCGCCCGCGGCGTGCGCACCGTCTTCGCCCGAAAGGTGTGATCGCCTATCGTTAGCATCCCGTTATCCATACTTGCGTTTTAACATCGCGGGCGTGCAAAAGTAATCAATGTTTTGCCACAAAGATCAGTGGTTCGTGCCGCCCGGCGAAACGCGACAACAGCAGCAGGTCGCGTGGGCGATGGTTGCGCACGGAAAGACGCAAAACGAAGCGTCGAAAGAATGGTACGCCAAAGAACGGAAAATTGCGTCTTTGTTGTATCCCCTCAAAGATAAACAGGCGGCAGAATGCTCATCGACTACCTCTGGAAAGCGCTCCACGCCTCGCTCATAACCTTCACCGTCCTCCTTGTGGCGTTCGTCCTCTTCTGGGCGCTGCGCGGGTTCCTGCCCGGCAGCGTGATTGTGGACGTACCGCCGCCGACGCGCCTTCGGGACGGATCGCCCACGCCAGGCGCGCCCTACGACGTAGACTTCAACTTTTACTACGTCAACTGGTGCCCCTTTAGCGTAGACGCGCTGCCCGCCGTCCGCAGTCTGAACACCATAGTGAAGGATGCAAAGTACGGTCTCGCGACCGTGCGCGTGAACTTCATAGACTGCGAGACCGAGCAGGAAAAGTGCCGCGTGGCGAACGTGGACGGGTACCCGTCGTACTCCCTCGTCGCGCCGCACAAGACCTTTAATTACGCCGGTCCGCCGAAGACCGCGACCTACGAGCAGTTCTTGGTGTCGGCGCTGGGACCCAAAAAGTCGGAGTCGTGAGTCCCTATAAATTCGCACATCGCCGCGCGCCCGCGGTCTATAGTCGCCGTCACGCGCTCCGTGTTGGACCACATGTCGAACGTGGGTGTTTCGTTGTCCACAATCAAACACGTGCGGTCAGGATAGCGTTTCTGTATGCCGTAGGACGCCCGGGTCGAGGGTCCCGACCAGATGACTTCAAAGTACGACTCGCTGGGAATGCTGCGCGTCGTCAGCAGGAAGAAGGTCTTCGGTCGATCGGCGACGGGAATGCACGTCGAGATGTCCGAGCACAGAATCGCGCCGTCCACGAACAACCTCCCTTGAACCTCGTGCGGTTCGAAGATGAGCGGCAGCGAAAAGGAGGCGCGGACGGCGTCCCACACGCGCATCGACCCGCCGAAGGTGACCGACTGCACGTTCAGAACGTCGGTGGCGATGATGTGCAGCGCGATGTGCGCGTCGCGGATGCGCAGCGCGTCGAAATCGAGTCCCTTCTTCGCAAAGTCGTGCCGCATCCTCTCGCGAATGACGCTCCCGTCGTCTAAACCTCTCGTAGATATGTACGCGTTGCTCAGTGCAGCAATTGAGGGTGGGGTCAGGGGCACGTCGACCCACTCCTTGAAGATCTCGGCGAGGTCCGCGGGCGTGAACCCGAACGCAATGTAGGTCGCGATGATGGCGCCGACGGAAATCCCGTAGACGCCGTCCTTGAACGTGTCGAGCAGCGAACATGACAATTCCATGAGGGCGCCCACTTGAAGAGCGCCACGCATGCCTCCGCCGTTGAGAGCGAGAATCATTGCCGTTCTTTTCTCCGAGTATGAAAATGCTTCGGGCGCGAGACCTGTGGAAGCAGACAGAAGACCTGCGCTCCGCAAACATGCAAGCGATGCGCCCCGTTTTAACAACTCTGTTCGCACAGGTCAAGACGCACGCCGCCACCAACCCCAACGCGCCCTACATGACGTTTGACGTGCCCTCGTTCGTGTTCGGGTACCCCCTGTACAACCACCGCGAGGCCATCGACTACATCAAGGAGACTTTGGAAGAGCAGGGGTTCACGGTCTGGGTCGCGTACAACGGCACCTTGCTGATCTCGTGGATGCGCGCCGCCAACGGAAAAGCGCGGCAAACGACGTCCTCCAAACCCGCCGGCAGTGCCGACTATAGACCCTTCGTGTACGACGAGTCCGCGATGGAGGCCACACTCAGCAGGTTGCGATAAATAGATGGATAAAATCCAGCATAACTACAAAGAATGCCCGAGTACATTTTCAAAAGATTGTTAGATAACGACGTCCATGAATTACGGATACAAATGTATGGGAAGGAGGGGGGACTCAAGGCAGTCTTATCTGCCGATGGACGTTCCTACACGTTTACGAACGCACAAGGACATAGCGCAAAGTATATTACCGACCCGATGGATGCGTTCAGAGTCGAATATACCCCCGACGACCCGACAAACGACCTTAAGGATGCCGATAAGCAGGACGCGATTTACCATGCGTTGACACTAGAAGTCGATCCGAATCAGAGCGAAGGCGGGCGCAGGCGGCGGGCGCGCCGCAAGACGGCAAGGGTGCAGAAGAAGCGCAGCAAGCGCAGCAAGCGCAGCAAGCAGAGCAGGCGCAGCAAGCGCAGACAAAATAGAAGGTATGTATAATAATGCCTTCGTACAAGTTTGCGAGACTCGCCCAAGACGACGCAGAGTACCTGCAGGGTCTTGAGTTAATGTCAGGTCTCGAGGGAGAGTTGAGCAGCAACGGACTTAAATACAATTTCAAAGACGGCGAGGGCAACTTCGCAACCTTCACTCTGGACCCGGAGACAAAAGAAATAACCGTAGAGTATGACCCAGAAGGCGACAACGAAATCTCCGAGCAAGAAGAAGCGATACGCGGCGTGTTGGAGGTTACCTCAACGGGCGGCGGTCGCCGGCGGAGGAAACAGCGCAAGACCGCGAAAAAGTCGCGTCGAGTTCGCCGACGCCGCCACACCGCGCGACGCGTGCGGTAGAAACCACTGAAAACGGACATGCTAGGGTATAGATATGTTCGGGAGCACAGCAAGCAGTATGCAGACGTGCGACCATCCCGAAATGTCGATCGTTGTGGAGGAGGGGCAGAACGTGTGCACGGACTGCGGAAGTATACTGGACCCAGTGATTTCCGAAGGCGCCGAATGGCGTTACTACGGCGCCGAAGATAGGAACGACGACCCCTCCCGCGTCGGTTTAGCGATCAGCAAACTGCTCCCCGACTCCTCCTACGGATCCATGGCGATGAACAAGAAGACGCCCTCCGTGCAGTTCCGCAGCATCCAGCGCTTATCTGCGTGGTCTTTGGCATCCCACTCCGAGCGCTCCTGGTTGAGCGCCATGGAACTCCTCAATCAGTACGCCTACCGCAACGGGTTCACCAAGGCGATTCTGCAGGAAGCGTGTGCCCTCCTCAAAGCGCAAGAGGATGCACTCAAATTGCGGGGCGAAACGAGACGGGCGCTGATGGGCGCGGTCTTCTTCGTCGCCTGCCGCCGCTTCGACTGCTCGCGCACCCACGAGGAAATTTCCGACATGTTCAAAGTTTCCACACGTTCGCTCTCCAAAGCGATCCAGCGCTTCGGGTTCGTTGCCGACGAGAATCCTCTCTTGAAGACGCAACTGTCGCTCGCCGAGCGCATGATGAACGGTATTTCGGTGAGCGAGGAACAGCGCGCCGACATTCTGGGGTCGATCCGGGGCGTCTTCAAGTCCCCCGACGAGGAACTTGAACACACTCCGAAAGTTATGGTTGCCGGACTCATTGCAAAAGTCCTGTCGCGCGGACTCGCGGGCGAAAAGGTCGCGCTACGCAACTTCATGAAGGACTTTTCAAAGCACTCGGGCGTTTCGGTCGTGAGTATCGGGAAGGTTGTTAGTACACAACTGTGAAATCAACATTCATATCTCCAGTTGAGGGAGGAGGTCCTAATTGAGTAATCACAAACCCGGTAGAAGTTTTACTCTTTGCATAGCAAAAAGATGTATAGGCTGCATTTCTCTGGCCAAGGGTTACAGCATAATTTGCATCCGAAAGAGAACTCGAGAAGGTTATAGTAATATCAGGAACACTAATGGAAGAGGTAAATCCTCTCGCAACATTAAACACCCCACTATCAAGTACACCGTACGCTACAATCTGTCCGAATCCGCGTTGGACAACTTCGTTTGTTACCGTATTGTATGCAAGGGATGGTAAACCGCTCAGAGTTGTTGTCGCGCTTCTGATCGGCAACATAAAAAGACCTACAGTATTCGTATAATTATTCGTTGCAGTTGTATCAATATCTGAAGAAAAAGGTGCTTGAGTTGAAGAGTTGTAATTACCACGTATTACAATAGATCCAGACGCCTGGTTAAGAATTCCCGCATATGCACCAATTGCGATAGCGCCAGTCCCTTGGGTGTTAGACCCCGCATTTCGCCCGATTGCGATAGAACTGTTATTTTGCTTAGTGTAACCCGCCTCACGCCCTATTGCTATACTTTCATATGCCTGAATATTCGACCCCGCGCCTGAACCAATTGCAACAGCGTAAATTGCTTGACTTAGATTTCCTGCATTTGAACCGATAGCAACCGCAGATGATTTTTGGTTAGTTTCACCTGCACGTGTTCCAATAGCAATAGATTGTGTTCCCTGAACGTTACACCCTGCAAAAAGTCCAACCGCAACCGCATTATATCCTTGAGAAGTTTCACCTGCTTGCGTTCCGATGGCGATCGAATTCCCGCCTTGCAATGTATAACCAGAACTTAAACCAATTGCGACAGACTGAGCGCCTTGACCGGCATTGCCTGCGTTGAATCCGATAGCGATCGAGTAATTACTTTGTGTTGTCTTTCCGGCATTGCTGCCGATAGCAATCTGACCGTTTGCAAAGTTCGGAATTATGTATCCTGCTGAGATTGTGACGTTGCCTATGCTGTTCGAAGTGTTCGACGCGTTGGATATGTTGCCGCTCACGCTCAACGTCTGCGCGGTCGCGGACAGCGTGACTCCGCCCGTACCGGAAAACACCAACCGACTGAGCGTCGTGATTCCGACTGTAATATTCGATGTGACGCGCATTGACCCCGATACATCTAGTTCATATTGAGGGTCTGTTCGCTGAATACCGACATAGGGAACATCACTGTTTCTCGAAACAAAGACTGCCGTTCGATTAAGGTCATCTGCCCCAAAATTAGTCCGGATTGATAACCCGTCTGCGACTGTGTCAAGTCCGACTCCTACGAAAGGAAGTCCATCTTTGTAGAAGGCAGCAAATCCAGTGGTACCGCCCGTACCTGCAATGTTTAGTCTGTAATCTTTTGCGGTTACATTTTGACCAACAATCGCAGTTGTTGTCAGAACTGTACCTGCCGAAATGGTACCTGCAGCGCTGATGCTCGTCACCACGATGTTGCTGTTTGAGAAGCGCACGCCGCCCACGTAACTCGTGCTGCCCGCGCTGAGCGTGTCGGTAAGCACCGTACCTGCCGAAATGGTACCTGCGGCGCTGATGCTCGTCACCACGATGTTGCTGTTTGAGAAGCGCACGCCGCCCACGTAACTCGTGCTGCCCGCGCTGAGCGTGGTTGCTGTAATGTTCCCACCGCTGAGCGTAACGCCGCCCACCTGCACGCCCGCGCCCGACGCCGTCACAATCTCGTTCGTGTTGGAACTGTACGCCAGCACGCTAAACGGTCCTTCGGTCGCCGCCGCCTTGCGAACCGGCGCCACGTAGAATCCGCTCAAAGTCGTAATCGTCCGTACGTTTGACAGTTGAATACCTGCAGACATATTGATGACATTCACAAAGTTATTCGTTCCAACCACGGTAAGTTGCGTGCCGTCGGCACTCGAAGCGACGCTCGTCCAGGGACCAGCTCCCAAAACGACGATGGGAACAGTGGTCCAATTCGATCCGCCGTCGGCAGAGGTGTAGAGTGTGTTGGAAGTAATTGCTGCCAACCTGTAACCATTAGACGACGATGCAACAGATAGAAATCCGCTCTCAGGAAGTCCATTGGCAACACCAAGTGCAGACCAATTTGAACCGCTATTCACGGATACGTAAATTTTCCCAGACCCCCGTCCTACCAACCTAGAACCGTCGGCAGAAGACGAAAGCGCAGGATGTCCCTCCCACCCAGTGTCAACCGGAATTCCAAACGTAGAGTTTAGAGTAACAATACCAAGATAGTCTCCCGAAGACGTGAATGTGTGCATAAAAAGATTTGTATCGCCACTTCCAAGATTCCCTGTAAGAACTCGAGTTCCGTCGGCAGAACACGCTACTGCGTAATTATTTCCAGGAGCACCGAGGTTGAACCATGTGTCTCCCGAATTAAACGAATAAGAAAACACGCCACTGTCTGCAACTGCGAAAACCGCAGTGCCGTCAGACGAACACGCAATAGATTCCCATGTTGTGGAGGGGATGCCCTTATCGTTAAAATTTCTCCAAATGTCTCCTCCATCAAGAGATCTATAAATATATCCAAAATAGTTGGTGACATATATGATTAATCCATTTGAAGAACATGCAATATATGGGTTTGTGACTCCCGTTAAAGTTGTAGACCACGTGAGACCCGAATTGGTTGATCTGTATACATTTGTACCCCCCGAAGCGTATAAACGAGTTCCGTTCGCAGACGAAGCAGCATACACCCAGTTTCTCTGAACATCTCTCGTGTTGATAGTGTTTATGCCCGAGACGATGCTGTTGGAAAGCGCCATGTTGCCGACAGTGGCGTTTCCGCTGATGTTTAGCGTGTTCGAATTTGCGAGGGACAGCGACACTCCGCCCGTACCGTAAAACACTATTTGACTGAGCGTGACGTTGCCCGACCCCACCGCAATTCCACCGATCGCATTCTGCGTTCCCGACAGATTCACGATATTGCCGCTAACGCTCAATGTATTTGCGTTTGCGAGCGAGATCGAGACGCCGCCCGTACCGTAAAACACTATTTGACTGAGCGTGACATTGCCCGACCCCACTGCAATCCCTCCGATCGCATTCTGCGTTCCCGACAGATTCACGATATTGCCGCTAACGCTCAATGTATTTGCGTTTGCGAGCGAGATCGAGACGCCGCCCGTACCGTAAAACACTATTTGACTGAGCGTGACATTGCCCGACCCCACTGCAATTCCTCCGATCGCGTTGGTCGTGCTCGACAGGTTCACGATATTGCCGCTAACGCTCAATGTATTTGCGTTTGCGAGCGAGATCGAGACGCCGCCCGTACCGTAGAACGTCAACTTACTCAGCGTGACGTTGCCCGACCCCACCGCAATTCCACCGATCGCATTCTGCGTTCCCGACAGATTCACGATATTGCCGCCGACGCTGAGCGTAGACCCTGCTGCTGATATCGAGACCGAATTGCCGTAAAAGTTAAGACTGCTGAGGGTGACGTTGCCGGATGTAGTTGGATTGACCAATTGATTTGGATCAATGGGACCTAATGTCACTCCGCCGATAAAGTTGTAAGAGTACGACGTATTGACTATGCCTCCGCTCATGCTCACATTTCCACTAATACTTGCAGTGATCCTGCCCCCGCTCATGTAACAACCGCCGACAGTGTTGCTGCTATTGTAATCGTTGGAGATGCCACCGCTTACATTGAGGGTGTTCGCGTCTCCGAGAGACAGCGTCACGCCGCCCGTACCGTAGAACACGATCTTGCTGAGCGTGACGTTGCCCGACCCAACTGCAATCCCGCCGATCGCGTTCTGCGTTCCCGACAAGTTGACTATGTTACCGCTCACGTTCAGGGTCTGCGCGGTCGCGCTCAGGGTTACTCCGCCACTCCCGTAGAACACGATCTTGCTGAGCGTGACGTTGCCCGACCCAACTGCAATCCCGCCGATCGCGTTCTCTGTCCCCGACAAGTTGACGATGTTGCCGCTGACATTCAGCGTCTGCGCGGTCGCGCTCAGGGTTACTCCGCCCGTGCCGTAGAACGTTAACTTGCTGAGCGTGACGTTGCCCGACCCAACTGCAATCCCGCCGATCGCGTTCTGTGTCCCCGACAGATTGACGATGTTGGCGCTCACGTTCAGCGTCTGCGAGTTGAGCGAATCAAGGGACAGCGTCACGCCGCCACTCCCGTAGAACACGAGGGCGCTGAGAGTCGCGAATCCACTTGAAAGACTGACCCCGCCCACACGCACTGCTGCTGCGGACGCGTTAACGACTTCGCTCGTCACGGTGTTGTACGCCAGGACAGCATATCCGGCGTTGTCGCTTGCGGCGCGAATCGGCGCGACGTAGAACCCACTTGCGTTCCGATAGTTTGAACCGCCCGCGGAATACAAGTCGGTTCCAGTAGAGTTCAGGATAATCGAATTGGAGATCTGATTGCTGTACCCCGCGCTGGCGCCGATCGCAATACTGAACACGCCCTGACTGAAGTTTGCCGCGTTGGTTCCGATGGCGATCGCGTTGCTGTTCTGGTTTGACCCGCCTGCGCTGGACCCGATGGCGATACTCTGCACACCCTGACTGAAGTTTGCCGCGTTGGTTCCTACGGCGATCGCGTTGCTGTTCTGGTTTGACCCGCCTGCGCTGGACCCGATGGCGATACTCTGCACACCCTGCGACACGTTTCCTGCGCCGCTTCCGAGCGCAACTGCGAACTGCCCCTGATAGTTGCAACCTGCCCCCGATCCGAGTGCGACGGCATATGCCGCTTGGTTACAATACCCGGCAGTCATTCCGACTGCGGTGGATCGAAATCCCTGCGATGTGTTTCCTGCGTTCACACCCACTGCAACTGCAGCCTGCGATTGGTCGTACTGACCCGCCCACACACCGATGGCAACGGCGTTACAGTTCTGATTGAACGTGCCGGCGCTCGACCCGATGGCAATTGAGTTCGCGCGCTGATTGAACGTGCCGGCGTTCGACCCGATTGCCACCTGCGCGCCCGGAAAGTTCGGGACGATGAAACTCGCGCTGAGCGTCACGCCTCCCAAAAAGTTCGAGGACGACGACAGGTTGTAGACGCCACCGCCCGTAATGACGAGCGAGCACAGATTGACAAACCCGTTCATGGACGTCATGAACGCCACCTGTCCCATCGATGGCGAAAACATGCCCGTGTAAAAGTCGTTGTAGAAACTCACGGCAGCGCCCTTCGCGTTGTTGACGGGGTTGTTTCCGTACGGAGTCGCAAGATTGGAAATCATGAATCCGGACATGTTGACGTTTGTGAGGGCGGGATACTTCGCCCAGTCCGAGACGGTAGTTGCGACGTACGGAACGCCGTTGATTGCGAACCCGTACGCAGTATTGCTGTTTCCAATGTTTACATCACCTTGTAGGTATGTGTTGAGTTGGGGTACGAACCCAACGTTGGAATCCCACAGGTACGTGGGCACAAAAATATTGGACAGCAGCGCCATGTCCCTTGCCGACGCATAACTCGCGTCGATCGTCGACATTATTTGTACACCCGACAATGATTTAACTGCTTTCTTCGCATATATATAACCATGTCCGCGCCGGCGTCCTTCACGCTCTTCCCGATCGATCCTCGCGAGCAGGGACTGTACGCGCTGTACAAGCAGAGCGTCGCCTCGTTCTGGACGCCCGAAGAAATTGATTTTTCAAAGGACGGCGCCGACTGGGACAAACTGACCACAAACGAACAGACATTCATCAAGCAAGTTTTGGCGTTCTTCGCGGGGTCGGATGGCATTGTGCAGGAAAACCTGGCGTCCCGCTTCCAGCGCGAGGTCAGCAGTCCCGTTCAAAAACTGTTCTATTCGTTCCAGAACGCAATCGAAGGAATCCACTCGGAGACTTATTCGCTCTTGATCGACAAGTACGTCCAGGACAAGGCGGAGCAGGCGAAATACTTTAACGCAATCGATACTATTCCGTGCATAAAGGAGAAGGCAGACTGGGCGCTGCGGTGGATTGACTCGGAAAAGACATTTTCGCACCGCCTCGTGGCGTTCGCGTGCGTCGAGGGCATCTTTTTTAGCGGCGCGTTCTGTGCGATTTATTGGTTGAAGAAGCGCGGTCTCATGCCCGGTCTCACGTTTTCGAACGAACTCATTTCGCGCGACGAGGGACTGCACACGCTCTTTGCGGTGGAAATGTACAAACTTCAGGCGAAACTCTCGCACGAAGAGGTGCACGCGATCGTGAAGGACGCTGTCGTAATTGAAAAGGAGTTTATCTGCAACTCGCTGCCGTGCTCGCTGATGGGCATGAATTCGGCGCTGATGTCGCAGTACATCGAGTTCGTGTCGGACCGCCTGGCGGTGCAACTGGGCGCGCCCAAGATTTACGGGGCGCAGAACCCCTTCGACTTCATGGAGATGATTTCGATGGAGGGCAAGGGCAACTTCTTCGAGCGGCGCATTTCCGACTACTCGAAGGCGGGCGTGGGCGCAAAGGCAGAAGATATGGTTATTCGCACGGATCTCGAGGATTTTTAGGTACAGTAAAGAGCGTTTAAAGTCCGGGTAAGTTCTGCTTCGAACTAATAATACTAGATGGTCGAGTTCATCCACGGAGTCGTCGCGCTTCTCGCCGGTCTCATTCTCGTTCTCACTGCGCTTGTTGGGTGGTTGTACCTCCAGCAGTCGCGGATGTCGCACGCGATTAACGCCCTCGCGGTCGCCGTGACCGCGCCCCCGCCCTCGTTCATGTACAGTAGTCAGATCCCGCCCGAGCAGGAGGAGCAGCAGCAGTTCGTAGACGACCTCGACGACCGCCTGTCGGTGCACGACCTCGACGCTTCTGCGGACGCTTTTGCGGACGCTTCTGCGGACGCTTCTGCGGACGCCGCGCCGTCGGAGCATCTCCTGGAGCAGGTTGAGGACGTCGCTGCTGCGCCCGCCCCCGCACCAGCGCCCGAAGCGTCGTCCAGTGCCGACGACGACGTCGCGGGCAAGACAGTCGCCCAACTGCGCGACATGCTTACGGCAAAGGGCATTCCTTTCAACAAGAGCGATAAAAAGAGCACGCTAGTTTCTCTCGTCCAAGTATCCGCGTAGATAACAAATGAAACTCGTGAGTTTCGACATTGGACTTCGAAACCTTGCTGTGTGCGTCATGGATGGCGCGAACCGCAAGGACTGTAAAATTCTGCACTGGGACGTGATTGACGTCATCGGCGAAAAGAACGGCGTGGACAAACCCACGTGCTTCAAGTGCAAAAAACCGGCGATGTGGGTACAGCAGGGTGGAAAGAGTTACGCGTGCTCGAAGCACTGCCCGAAGACTGCACAAACCACCAAAGCGTCGCTCACCAAAAAGTCGGCAGTCGAACTTTCGGAAATGGCGAAGGCGCAGGGCGTGTGCGGAGACGGGCGCAAGTACAAGAAACCCGAACTTGTTTCTGCCATCCACGCAAAATTGACGGCGGGCGGGTGGACAAAGTTCAAGGGGAACGCCGGAAAAGGTGCTGGTGATTCTGTGCTTTCGATGGACAAGGACATCGCTGCCGTTCTCGACCGGCGCGCGGACTGGTGGACGGGCGCAGATCTCGTCATTTTCGAAAACCAACCCAACCGCCGCATGTTTGCGGTCCAGGCGATGCTCCACATGTACTTTGCCTGCAAAGGATTCCGGACGCGCGGGGTCTCGGCGATCCATAAACTGGACAATATTGTGACGGCAGGAGACGACAGCACAACCTATCGTGGACGGAAAAAGACGGGCATCGCGCACTGTGAACTTTTGTGCCCGCCGGAGAATCTGGAGTTCTTTCGGAAGCACCGCAAGAAGGATGACTTGGCCGACGCGTGGTTGCAGGGTCTCTACATTTTGGAGCATTGAGTCGCGTTCCAATTTTGAGAAGAGGATGCGTGAAACTGATAATGAGTGAAGTACCGGGTGCAGACCTTCTTATGAACACGAGCATTATGTCTGGCGGAGGCGGCGGCGCAGGCAGCGGCGACACGAGCATGCCCGCCCTGGAGAGCGTGACCCTCGACTTTTCCGCGGACGACCTCCCCACCTTCGGTCCGAGCAGCAGCAGCAACTTTGCCCCCGCCGAGAAACCGCGCCTCGTGCCCTCTGCCGACGACGTCGGCGCCACGCGGTCGTGGGACGGCGTGGAGAACCTCAACGCAGAAGCGTACCTGAAACCCGTAAACGCGGGTCCGAAACTGTCGGACGACGCGATCGCCAAGCGCAAGTACGAGTTGCTGCGCAAGTTTGAGCGCCTGAACAAGATGGGCGTCCCGATCCGCAAGCGCTTCACGATGGACTCGCCGCTCGACGAGATGGAACTCGAACTCGAGTTTGTGCGCAAGGAGAAGGCGATGGACTCCACAATCAAGCAGTTCAGCGAATGGTTTATCACGGGCATGTCCGCGCTCGAGTGGGGGTCCAAGAATGTCAACATGATGAAGATGTTCGGACTGCAACTGGATGGTCTCTCGCAGTCCGCGCAGATGAATGTGGGGGATCTCGAGGAAGATTTCGAGGAGTTGTACGAGTTGTACGGCGACAAGATGCGGATGCACCCTCTCGTCCGCATCCCGATGCGCACGTGCTTCATGGTGTACATGGTTCACCTCACGAACCAGATGGCGATGAAGGCGCCCGTACCGAACATCGAGGAGATTCTGCGCACCAACCCGGATATTGCCCGCCAGATGGCGGCGCAAGCGATGCAGACCCAGACGCAGCAGTTCCGCGCGCAGCAGCAGCAGCAGCAGCAAGTCAGTGTCCCTACGTTCGCTGCTTCCGCCCCGCCGCCGCCTCCCGCAAACAACCCCCTCTCAGGTCTGATGTCGTTCTTGGGAGGGACGACGCAACCCCCGCCGCCGCAGCAGTCGAGCATCAAGTCGATCCCCGCGAGGGCGCCGGTCCGCGAGATGAAACCGCCAACCGGCATGGGCATTGGCGACATTCTCAAGAACATCCAGCGCGAAGAGAAGAAGATTACTTCGCCGCTCCCGGCGCCGCCACCCGCAATGCCGTCGTCGTCAAAAGGTCCTACGCTGAAATCCGCACTGCGCCGATCGGCAGGCAGCACGGACAGCAAAAAGTCTGGAAAGAATTCGGTCGTCATTAAACTCTAGACTGCGAAGAGGAAATCATGGTTTCGAGCGTTTGAATCCTGAATTGAAGTAGTGCAATTTGTTCCGATTGTTGCTTGACAATCGCATACACGTCCTGCACTGCTTTTATCGTCGGCGTAATCAGTTCTTCGTAGCGGACGCCGTGAAGACCGTTCATTCCGTTGCCCAGAGATATGTCGTGTAGTGTAATATTTTTACTGGGGTCGATGTTTATAGCGCGCGTCTCCGTCGGAATGTCAGAAATACGAACGTATATTGCCGAATCCAGCGAGAGATCTTCGAGAACAGATTTGACCTCTTGCGCGATAAGTCCTTGGTGCACTCGCACGCCTTCAGATTCAATGCTGAGGGGTTGACCTTCGGGGGATTCGAGCGAATAACTCTTGCGGTCCCTCCACTGAAACTGAACCGGGCGCAAGCGACGTATGAAATCAAGACCGAGCGCCGTGTCTGAAACATTTGTTTTCAGACGCATGTCCGACGCGGGAGGGGTATACGATATTTCATTTGTGGTTGGGTTGTACTGCAGTGTATATGTAGTGGACGCAAGACCTCTCACCGGGTTTACGTAAAAACCAGATGCATCTGAGTTTGTTACAGTGCCCGTAGCATTAAGAACTATCGAGTTAGAAATCTGAGGAGTGCCGGCCGAGGGAAAATTGGGATTTGGAATACCATTAAACCCCGCACCAAACCCGATTGCAATCGCGTTGTTTCCTTGGATGTAATATCCCGCCCACGCTCCTATGGCCACGCAATTGCTGCCTTGATTTGAGAACGCAGTTCGCGTTCCAATTGACACCGAGTTTGAACCCTGACTGAACCAAGATGCGTAATTACCTATCGCGACTGCAAACTCGCCTTGGACGTATCTGCCCGCAGAAGAACCGAACGCGACTGCACCCTGACCCTGTGTATTCGAACCTGCATAACCACCGATTGCTGTTGCGACAGATTTCTGATCCGTAAACCCCGCGTGGTCTCCGATCGCAATTGTACCGTCACCTTGTCTCTCTTCTCCGGCATTACCGCCGATTGCAAGGGCACCTATACCTTGACTGGTTTTTCCCGCCGCATTTCCTATTGCGGTTGCGTTAGATTTCTGGTCGTCGCGTCCTGCGTTGGTCCCGATAGCAAGTGTTAGTGCGCCTTGATTGTTGTACCCCGCGGCAGTTCCTAGAGCGAATGCGTTAACCCCTTGGTTGGTTCGACCCGCACCCCCGCCAATCGCAAATGCGCCTTGCCCTTGGGTGGTTAGACCTGCCTCGAACCCGATTGCAAGGCATCCAGCAGATTGATTCGTTTGTCCCGCCTGGACACCGATCGCCACACATCGAAAACTTTGACCGGTATATCCTGATCGATATCCGATTGCAACCGAGTCCCCTTGTTGATTTTGATACCCCGCTTCATAACCGACTGCGACCGATTTTCCTAAAAAATTTGTTCCGTCTGGACTATACCCTTGACTCAAAGAACCTGCGTATCCGCCTATCGCCACGCAGTTGATTTGTTGGTTTGAACTACCCGCCTGTGCACCGACCGCCACAGATAAGGAACCTTGTCCAATTTTTCCGGCGTTTGAACCAATAAGTATGTTTGCACCTCCGGCGACCCACGACGATGTTCCGTTCCAATATATGTAGTCTCCGAAGTTTATTCCGCTAGGGACTCCAGCACCTGTCGCGCCTGTCGCGCCTTGCGTCCCTGCGCCCGTCGCGCCCGACATTCCGTCCACACCCGTCGCGCCTGACATTCCGTCCACACCGGTTGCGCCCGACATTCCGTCCACACCCGTCGCGCCCGACATTCCGTCCACACCCGTCGCGCCCGACATTCCGTCCACACCCGTCCCGCCCGACATTCCGTCCACACCCGTCCCGCC